TTGCACGAAATGACTGATTATTTCTTCAAGTTCATGATGGACAACTTCAAGACCGAAATGTGCGTGATGGGTGCGAAGACTGCACTTGCAACGTATGATTTGCCGGTCGATGTTTCGAGCCTCAAGAACTTCGATGAATTCTTCAAGCGTTTCAACAAGCAAATTACGGATGCCATCAATATGAAGTGACATAAATAGTAGTAAGTTGGGCGGGGGAGAAATCCCCCGTTTTCACGTCTAAACTAATTGGAGATTTAAAATGGAAAACGCAATTGACTATTCGAATGATCCGTATGTTGTGATGTTGGAAAACCGCATTGCTTATCTGATGCGACTCGTGGACCAACTTGGTGTCAATGAACCAGAAGTGTTCCAAAGTCCCGCTTTTCAAGCTTTTCAAGAACAAGAGCGTTTGCAATACAACTAAAATGCGCGATCTATTAAAAAATGATTTATTGGGTATCTTGATTGTATTCGTATGTGTATTTGGTGTAGTAACAGCAACTTTATTGAGTCGATAAAATGTCAAAACTATCTGTTGATGTAACTGAAATGGAAGTATTAAAAGCTGTTGCTGAATATCTGAACAAGAAATACAACGTCGAATTTACATCAGGTTCTTTGCGTCCATGTTATGATAAGGGTATCGGTTGCGCTGATATTACTGGATACCATTTCACTGGCTCTACTAAACAGGATTAAAAATGGTCTATACTAAAGATTCTGAAGGTTTTCCGAATGTTGGCAAGTATCATGCAATTCGGAATATCGAAGGTGGTCGCAAAGGCGAATGGATGGAAGTGTTTGGTTCTTACATTTCATATCTTACTGATCCAGATTATGAAGTTATCAAATACGACAAACCAGGCGAAAAACTCCCTGACTAATTATGGAAATCAATACACCTGTCACATTGTGGTATCGTAAAAATCAAGATAATGAATATGAATTCAATCATCTTGAAGATGGGCATGTCAATGCAATCGGAATAAAGTTAGGAACTCTTTTTCCTGCACCGAAGCATGAAAACCATAAGAAAACTTGGTCGAAAGGTGTATGGATTTGCAAATTAGCTTACATGAAGATTACAGTTCCAACAGTAATAGAATTGTAATGTTGTATTTTTACAACAAACGTGCATTAACCCAAATTTTGTAGTATAATTATCTTACTGAATACATTAAGGAACATAAATGTCTAGCACAAAACAAGTCACGACCAATCTCACGTTTGACAAGGAACGCGATAAGAAAGCACTTGAAAAGCTTACTAATGCTCGCATCGCTTTGCTGCTTAAGCAACCATTTTTCGGCAATCTTGCATTGCGTCTTGAACCTGTCAATTCTGACGAATGGCTTCCGACGCTCGCAACTGATGGTCGTAAGTTTTATTACAACAGCGAATTTGTTTTGAAGTTGTCAGACAAGGAACTGATTTTTGGTATTGCGCATGAAATTTTGCATTGCGCGTATGCACACGTCGGCTCTCTTGGTATGGCTCGTCAAGCAAATCGTGATAAGCAAATGTGGAATGTCGCACTCGATTTTTGCGTAAATGGCGACTTGGTCGATGCGCAAATCGGTGAAAAGATTACGACTGTCGAAATTTGCTATGACCGCAAGTATGTTGGTTGGACTGCGGAAGATGTGTATGATGATATCATGCAAAATCAGCAAAAGTTCAAGCAAATGAGCGCATTTGACGATCACCTTGACAATGATGGTGACGGCGACGAAGATGGCGATGGTGACGGTGATGGCGACAAGGATGGCAAGGGTCGTGGTCGTCCGACAGTCGGTGATGTTGATAAGCTGCGCGATGAAATGCTTTCTGCTGTTATGCAAGCTGCGGCTGCTGCAGGTGCTGGTAAGACTCCTCTTGGTGTTCAGCGCTATCTTGATCGTATCTTGAAGCCTGTTATTGATTGGCGCACTCTGGTTGAACAGCATATCCAAAGCCAAATCAAGTCTGACTTTACGTTTATGCGTCCGTCGCGTCGTTCGTTTAGCTGCGATGCAATTCTTCCTGGTTCGAATGTCGATACTATGGTTGAACTGCATGTTGCAATGGACATGTCTGGTTCTACTGCGCCTTACGCAAAAGACATGGTTTCGGAAGTGTTGAATATCGTTGATTCATATCAAGACTTCAAGCTCCATTTGTTCTGCTTCGATACTGCTGTCTATGATTATGTAACGATTACGCCAGATAATATTGCTGACCTCGAAGAATATGAATTCCGTGGAGGTGGCGGTACTGACTTCGAATGCATCTTTGAACACTTGAAGGAACAAGACATTAACCCAAAGACTTTGGTTGTGTTCACTGACGGTTATCCTTGCGGTGGTTGGGGTGACGAAGATTATTGCGACACGATCTGGATCATTCACGGCAACGATGAAATCAAGGGTCCATTTGGTCAAACTTGCTCTTACGATGCTGCTGCAAAGGCTCAAGGAGCTTAATTAACAAAAACTAAGTAAGACTCAAAATTTAAAGCGCTCTCTGGAGCGCTTTTTTTCGGCTATACAAAACATAATAGCCAATAAATACTTATATGAAACTATTTGAACTAGACCAAGGCGCGCGACAAAGTGTGCCGTATCATGGCATGGAACGTATAATTGACGTCCTAGAATCTGAATGTGGAGATGCATTGCAGGCAGTAAAAAGTACTCACAGATTTATATACCGCGGCGTAAAGGTAGGTGGTTCAAATGTAGGGACATTTTGGAAACCAAGACATTTGCAAGGTAGCGCACCAACTATCTTTAAATCATCATCTAGAGAAAATAGAAAGCCAATGGATACTCCAGGGCAAATTCAAAATATGATTGATGGTGCTCTAGAAGCAACCGGGTTTAAAGCACTGCGAAGTAATTCAATATTTTGTTCTGGTTACAAAGCTGCTGCAATTAATTATGGTGTGCCGTATATTATTTTTCCCCTGAATGGATTCGACTTTACTTGGTCAAGAAGATATGCTGATTTATTTTCTGACGTTATCGATAATCTAACAGTAAATGATGAAGCTAGAGAAAAATTCTTCGATCAATTCGAATATGATCCAGGCGAATGGATCTTCGATATTGCAAAATATAATAACAGTGGTTTAGAAAATGCTATCAATTCTAATCATGAAATTATGATTAGAGGCGAATATTACGCAATACATCATCAATTCGAACCTGTCTTAAAAAGCTATTTGATGTATTAAATTTTGTCCATTTTGTTAATAAATACATAATATGGAATTGACAAAATGACCCAACAAATAATCAATATAGGTTCAACCCCAAACGACGGAACGGGTGATAATCTTCGTTCTGGCATGACTAAGGTGAATGCAAACTTCACTGATCTTTACAATGAGAATGTTACTCTAGCGGGAAGTACTGGATCTAATCTTGTGGGATTCCTGCAGGCTGGGACTGGTGGTGTCTTAAGAACAGTTCAATCCAAGCTTCAAGATATAGTAAATGTTAAAGATTTCAATGCGAAAGGAGATGGAGTAACGAATGACTCTACAGCAATTCAAGCTGCTATTGATGCAGTATATGCAACGGGTGGCGGATTTGTTCAATTAACTGCGCATACATATAGAGCAGCAGGTTTAATATTGCGAAGTGGTGTTGTATTATGTGGGGTAGGCAGAGACGCTACGATCATTATGGCACCGGACGGTTGGAATAGCACTTCAATCATAGACACATACAATTTCGATTTCTATAAATTTACAACAGGAAATCCTACTGACGCAAATACTCCAAATGCATGTGGATTAGTAAATCTCATCTTGGATGGCAATAATTATAATTTTGCAGGAACTCCTTCAGTAACATCTGGATATGTTGCTCGTATCGCTGCATTACGCCCCATTATCGACAATGTTACTGTTCGTGGTGCGCCTGGTGCAGGGCTACACACATCCTTAGGATCAATAACTCGCCTAACTACCGATTGGTGGCGCAATGCCGCTGCTGTTGCTAATGGCTATATAAACAACTTGAGCATATATGGTTGTGGAAATGATGGTTGGGTTCATGATGGTCCAGGTGATTTATTTCTTACTGGTATCATCGCTGGTTCTAGCGGTTGGCCAGATACTGCTGCATATGCTGGTAGCTTTCCCTCATTTCTAGAACCTGGAAGACGCGTCTCTAACATAACTATTAATACTGCATGTGAAATTGGCAAACTACACACATTCGGTTGTCGTCAAGGATTTGGTATCATAATCGGACGGGCATCGTACGGTAGCGGAACTATTCGTATTAAATGGGATGAAATTATTGCTGAATCTTGCAATAGCGGTATGTGGGCTCGTAACGGTGCTTACTATCAAGGAAGTATCCTGGATTTACATAATAATTTTGGAGTTAATGGAACTGCTGTAGGTAATGAATATTTCCGAGATGACGGTACTGTATTACAAGGTCATATCGATCAAGTTCAATGTGATTTGGGATCAAATAATGCAGGACAAAATATCATTGTTTTGGCAGGACAATTTAAGTCTATCGGCAAGTTGATGGTTGATGGGCGTTATTTTCCATCTCAGGCACTTGTTATGGATGGTACGCAAAACCGAGTATTAGATGGGGATATTGCTCGTATGGGTCCACAGGGCGGTAAGACAGGAATCCTGTCTGCAATCCATATTCTATCTACAGCAGCAAACTGGACAATTCGCTGCAAGGTTCGTGATAGCGATATTATTGCAACAATTGATGCAAATGCTGGCGTCGTAGGAACTCCAGAAGACTCGCATATTGTAGGTGCATTCCTTAATAGCACTACTGATTTCGTTGGATTCAGTGCTATGACGACGCCGCAGCGAAAAAATATCATGCTACATAACTTATCAGGGGACAAGCGTTCTCGTGGATATAGTTTTGCATCCACCACAATATCAGCTACGGTGACAACATTGCAAACTATTAATATCCCGATTACAGCGCTATTCGCTCCCAATGCAGATGAAATTACATTGTCAATGATGTATGTGTCAGGAGGCCAGCCCACTTTGAATATCCCGCCGATGTTTAACGGATCCAACCAGACAGCATCGCAGATTCAGACTTATTTGCAATTTGCTGCAACTAATAGCGGCGTTGTCAAATTAGTAGTCAATGTTCCTTAAATATATAATATAGGTATCCATAGTATGGCACAACAAATAATCAATGTTGGAGCAAATTCCAACGACGGGACTGGTGATAAGTTACGATATAGTATGCAAAAAGTAAATGCAAACTTTACAGATTTGTATTCTACTTCCTACGCATCAAATGTTTTAAACACTTTCAATACTAGAAGTGGAGCAGTAACGTTGCTTTCAGCAGATGTTACTGGGGCACTGGGTTATACACCATATAGTTCAACAGGTGGCCTCGTTTCTGGTGCAGTTAATATAGGATCTACTGCTGCATCCACATCTACTACGACTGGTGCATTAATTGTGGCTGGTGGTGTTGGTGTTGGTGGAGCGATTAATAGCGGATCAATTTCAGCTGGTTCATTAACAGTAAATGGTACATTATTGTCATCTGGTTCAGGATCATCTTTAGTTGGATATATTCAAGGTGGTACCAATAGTGTCACTAGATCACTAACATCTAAATTACAAGATGAAGTTAGCGCAAAAGATTTTGGTGCGGTGGGTAACGGCGTAACTGACGACACAGCAGCAATCCAAGCTTGGGCAACGTATGTAGTTGCAAATCAAAAACGAGGATATTTGCCAGAAGGTACGTATATATTGTCGTCCGCTATTAGCATTCCGCAGGGAGGTAATTATTCGTTTATAGGTGCTGGTCGTGCATCTAGTATTTTAAGACAAACTGTAAATAATTTACCAATATTTGATATGGGTGCAACTGGTTCTGCATCATGCGTTTTCATTGAAATTGCTGAAATTTGGTTTGATTATTCTGTGACTCCGGTTGTGGGAGCATATGCTATTAGCATGCATGCTAGTTATTTTTTAAATTCATTTCACCATCTGAGAATGACTGGTTACTATTGTTTTAAAGTAGATTCTGGTCAGCCGGCTCCCCAAAATACCGTATTCAATGAAATCGATATGTTGAATTCATGTACAGGCGGCATGATGGATTGGTCTGGAACTAGTAGCGCTGGTCCCAATAATGTTATCGGGCGTATGCAATTAGGTTGTGGGAATGCAGTAGGTCCCATATTTAATAATATCAAAGGCGTCAATTTCGTAATCGATTGTTTAGAATTTCTGTCAGTAACTAATGCAACACTAATTGCACTACAAGCTGGCACAAATGTATCGATTAATTCTATAAAAATGGAATTTTTCACCTTCAATACTAGTGGCAATTTATTCAATTTTAATACAAATTGTAATGTGAAGTTGGGGCAATTTCATTGTTACGGAACCACTTCCATTTTTAATCCTGCTAGCGGTAGCTTCAACATTTTCAAAACTGATACAGGGGGAAATACTGGATCATTACATATAGATTTATTAGAACTAACAGCTAATACCGTCGGCAGCAATGTATATGCAATTGAAGCATTAAACGGATCTGTACAAATTAATTCTTATATTACTGATGGGAATGCCAATTGGAATCTATCGAGCACTAGCTCAGCTACAGCAGATGTATTGAATGTTGTTACTTATAACAATGATCACATTAGTGCAAACAAAGGAGATTCTGACTATACTGTTACTCTCGGAGATCCAAACATTATCAGTTTTGAGACTGCATTAACAGCGCCGAGAACCGTGAATCTTCCAGCTAATGCAAATAATTTGTTTAATGGATTACGATATACTGTTAGGAGCAATGGGGCAATAAATGGGGCAAATACTATTACAATTGCTTGCAATGCTGTAACTAAATTTACATTAACTACTGATTTGTCTGCCGTCGATTTAATATGGCGGCGTGCAGGATCTGCACAAGCTGGTTGGATTATCGAACGGGCTTATGGATTGTCTGGCGGTATTAGTGGAACAGCAGGTGGCGATCTTGCAGGTTCTTATCCAAATCCAACAGTCTCTCAGGCGACTGGATTGAATTTATTTTTAGAATCAGCGAATACAGTCTCTCAATACAATGCCGCTAATGCACAAAATTATAGAATTTACAATTTTAGAAATTCGGTAAATGATTTTGAACGTGGCGGTGTTTCTTGGCAATCAAACACATTAAGGGTTTTTACTGAACAAGGTGGTACTGGTGTAACTAGAAATATCGGATTCTATGTAAATGGCTCATTTAGATGGCAAATAGGACAAACCCAGTTATATCCTCAGGTTGATGCAACTTATGATTTTGGTCAATCGTCTCAATCAGTCAGAAATGTGTATTCATCAGGAATAGATGTAAATAAGGGCACTAACGTTGCTGTTCCTACTACGGGCACTACAGTTACGGTAGCACAAACAACAAATTGCCAAATTTGTCAGCCAGCTGGATCATTGGCTGCATTAACGATTCAGTTTCCGACACCATTGGCAGACGGACACACATTTGAATTAAGTATTACTAATTCAATTACAACCTTAACTCTAACTCCGAATGCAGGTGCATCAATAGTTGGGACATTTAGCGCAGTTACTACGTATCTAGCAACAAAATATAGGTATGTTGCTTCTACGACGACGTGGTATGAAATTGCATAATTAAACCACGTTTTTTCTCATGCCACATCTCTATTAGTTAAATATCTGTATATAACTCAATGGAGATGTAGCAACATGTCAGATGTAACCCAACAACCAGCACCAGAATTAGGCGTCCAGGATCTTCAAGTTGTTTTGCAAGTAATTGAACTTGCAAGCACACGTGGAGCATTTAAGGGTGGCGAATTAAGTGCTGTCGGTCAAATTTTTGATAAGATCAACAATTTTGTAACAGCATTCACCAAACAAGCAGAAGAAGCCGCTGCAAATGAAGCACAACAAGAAGCAGCACCTGCTGCAGGAGAATAATATGATTAAGCATATCGGACGTCACAACAATAAAAAAGTTATCATCCTATATAGAGAAGTTCCTGAGGAAGCACATATGTGTTTAGTAACTTACAGTGACGCATTGCCACGTAAGTATCATGATACAATTATGCCAATTCTTGAATCTCAACCAGGTCAAGCAGCAGACGTATTTGCAGAAGCATTACACCGCAATTTATTGCATGATGGTCGCAACATTCTAGGTAGCTTGCACAAAGAAGGGTTTATCAAGAAAGTTCCGACAAATCAAGTCATTGTGACAGCAACCCCAACAAGCCAAGTTCGTCTTGATGAATTGAACAACATTCTTTCTGAAATGAGAAAGGGTGAAGAAGCAATTAAGAAGATGGCTGACCTAGACTCAAATCGCGGCATGAATGGAAATAACAATCCATACAAACAAAAAGCACAAGATATTGCAGAACAATTTGCTGAGCCGCAAAGTAGTGTTGGTGTATTAGATGATACATATTTTGCACAACAGAATCTAGCCCAAGCTGCTAGAATGAAAACTGAAGCAGAAGGTTTGCTAAAAGAGGCAGCGCGTTTGGAAGCGGAAGCAAAAAAGTTCCTTCCAGAAGAAAAAGAAGCAAAAGTAGTCAAGACACGAGCTCCTCGCAATGCCAAGAAAGCAGTCCAAAGCTAACTCAGGACCCAAAGCCCGAAAAATTTCAATCAACGCTAAAAAAGATTGGAAGAATATTCTCAAGCAGGTGGAGAAACAGGAAGTTCCCTTAGAACTCCTCAACTCCATCAATATTAGGTTAATAGACGGCACAGACATAAGTTTGGATGTGCCTGCTCTATTAGAATCTTCTACTGATGCTGCACTAGTAGAAGCATACCTTAATGAAAAATTTGAGGAGTTGGATGCTTATATTCAAACTGTAGATTTCTTTATTAACTTAGAAGTCGTTTCTAAGACTGTTCAAGAAGCTACTAATCAACTTTTCAAAAACTTACCGTAAAAATTATGAAAGCTATATTTGCTGTTGACTCATCCGGCGGGATAGGCAACAAGGGGTCACTCCCTTGGCCAAAACACGCCGACGACCTAGCGTGGTTTAAAGAACACACACTGAACAATATCGTTGTAATGGGAAAAAATACGTGGAAGGACAAGAAAATGCCCAAACCACTCAAAGATCGCATCAATGTTGTTGTAACAAACAATCCACCTGAAGATGCTTTGGCTAGATATTCTACTCCAGACAATCTCACTGAAACATTAATAACTCTTAAAGAAAGTTTCCCCGAAAAAGAAATTTTTGTCATCGGTGGCAAACAAGTTCTAGAATGGCTAAGACCAGAAATCAAGACGATTTATTTGACACGCTTCAAGGGAAGGTATTATACTGACACTAGATTAGACTTGAATTCCTTTTTAACAGGATTCCGTTTAATGTCAGTCAAACCAGGTGATAATTGCACCTTCGAGGTTTGGGAAAAAATTACATTTCCATGGAAGGATAAAGAAGAATGAAACAATATTTAGAACTATTACAAGACGTATTAGACAACGGAGTGCAGAAAACTGATAGAACAGGGACTGGCACTCTTTCTGTTTTCGGCAGACAATTGAGATTCGATCTATCAAAAGGGTTTCCTGCTGTAACGACAAAAAAACTTGCATTCAATGCAATGAAAGCAGAATTATTGTGGTTTATAAGTGGATCAGGAAATGAATTAGATTTGCGTGAAATTCTACATGGTGATCGTAACTCAGAAAAATCCACAATCTGGACTGATAATGCAAATGCAGATTATTGGAAACCACATGCAGAATTTGAGGGTGATTTGGGACGCGTATATGGTGTGCAGTGGAGGCGCTGGATTACTCCGATTAATGAATTCGGTGTTCATCAAGGCTCTCCAGCATACACTACTGTAGAAATTGATCAATTAACTGCATTGATCGATGGAATCAATACTGACCCAACTGGTCGCCGTCATATTATTTCTGCATGGAACGCAGGTGAGATTGCTACGAAACAATTTGCATTGCCACCGTGTCACGTTATGGCGCAATTCAATGTTGTAAATAACAAACTGGATTGCATGATGACCCAAAGGAGTGTGGATACCTTCTTAGGATTGCCATTTAACATCGCGTCATATGCGCTATTCACACACATGATTGCTCAAATATGCAATCTGGAAGTAGGTGAGTTAATTATGTCATTGGGTGATACACATATCTATTTAAATCATATAGATCAGGTAAGAGAACAGCTTTCTAGAACTCCGTTGCAAGCACCTGCATTATGGCTCAATCCTGAAATAACTGGAAGTAACGGATTTAATATCGAAGATTTCGACATGGATGATATTCTGTTAGAAGATTATCAATCACATGCAGCCATCAAAGCTCCGATGGCGGTTTAAATGACTAAGAAAATTCTAGTTACTGGTGGAGACGGATTTATAGGAACGTATGTTGTAAAACTTCTCTCAGAGAAGTACGGTTCTGATAATATCCTAAGTATGGATAATCATACAACCTACCTTGATTTAATTCCTAGAGAAGAATTGACATTTCTATTAACAGAACGTCAAAAGATCGTAGGTGTTCCTCTAGCTTATTGCGATATTAATGACAAGAAACTAGTGAAACGAGCATTTGATATGTTCAAGCCGACACATGTTATTCATCTTGCAGCTTTTCCGCGTGCCAAAGTTGTTGATAAGAGCCCGTCATACGCCAGCGAAACCTTAGTGTCAGGACTGCTTAATATTTTAGAAAATTGCTCTACTGTAGAGCATTTTGTTTATATCAGTAGCTCGATGGTCTATGGTGATTTCAATCATCCGATATCAGAAAATGAACTGTGTAATCCAAAAGGAACATATGGTATTCTTAAACTAGCAGGCGAGCAGCTAGTTAAAGATTGGGCATCTAGAATGGATAAAAATTATACAATTCTACGTCCTAGCGCGGTTTATGGTCAGCTTGATGTTAAAGATCGTGTTGTTAGTAAATTCTTTGAAGCTGCAATGAAAGATGAAGCATTAAACGTTCATGGTGCCGAACAATTACTAGACTTTACGTATGTAGAAGATTTAGCAGCTGGCATTTGTTCTACAATAGAAACACATAAAAGCTTTGGACACACATTCAATATGTCTAGAGGTTCTTCTCGGACATTATTAGATGCTGCTGAATGTATTACAAAAATTGTCGGTGCTGGACGAATCAATATTCAATCCAAACACCCGATGTATCCATCAAGAGATTCATTAGATTGCAGTAAAGCATATGAATTATTAGATTTTACTCCTACTACTGAAATTGAAGTAGGCTTTCTCAAATATTATGATTGGCTAAAATGAATATTCCTTTCTTTGCACTAGACAGACAGTATCAAACGATTAGAACCGACATCCTCAATGCATATGACAAAGTAATGTCATCAGGCAAAGTAATCAGAGGTATTAATACTCAAATGCTTGAGGAGGAAATTGCTGCTAGATGTGATAGACAATTTGCAATCGCAGTTAATAGTGGCACAAGTGCATTAATGGGTGCTATCATTTCTTTGCATTGCCAATCAAAGAATATCTTATGTCCAGCAGAAAGCTTTGTTGCTACAGCAAACGCAATCTACTCTACATCAAATAATCCTGTGATTGTAGATTCTGATTACAGTGGCTTACTTAATATTAAAAAATTAACTAAGTCAAAGTTAGAAAATGCTAGTGCATTGCTTTATGTAAATCTGTATGGTAATTGTTTGGATTATGATAACCTACGTGTAATGCTAGAGTTATATGGGATCAGCAATCTTCCTATCATTGAAGATGCTTGCCAAAGCTTTGGTTCATCATATAAAGGAATTCCATCTGGAAAACTAGGAACAATAAGTTGCTTGAGTTTTGATCCTACTAAAAATCTAAACAATTATGGATCAGGTGGAATGATCTTGACTGACGATATTCATGTTGCAGAATATATGCGAAACTTTAGATCAAATGGGACTGAAGTATATTCACACCGTTTAGAGTATGGAATCAATGTTCAAATGTCTGAAATGGATGCAGCTGGATTACTTGTAAAGTTGAAACATTTTGATAAATGGCAAGCACGTAGAACACAAATTGCTAATCACTATAATTCAGAATTTTCTAAAATATTTGCATTGGATATTCCTACCCAAACATTAGATTCTGTGTGCAACTGGCACAAATACGTGTTACGGGCATCACATGTTGATAGAAATAAACTCAAGGAACATCTAGAGAAGAATGGCATTGAAACTAGAATTCATTATGATATGTCATTGCGCCAACATCAAATGAATATTGACAAATACGATACTAATACTATTTCTCATAAAAACTGTCAGGAAAAGCTTAGTTTGCCCATCTATCCAGAGCTAAAGGATGAGGAAGTCGAATACATCATAAAGGTAGTAAAAGAATACTACGGTAAATAGTAGTATGAGACTCTATGAACTTAAACCAGGCCGAAAGAAGGAATTTCACCCTTCAAACACCGAAGAACCTCAATCATTCACTACATTTTTAGCGAATTGTAGTGAATCTATTGCTGCTATGCGCGAAGCTAAAAGTTTCTTATATCGCGGAACTTATGGCGCTCATGATATATTTTTGGGTCGCCCCAGGGAAAATAGAAAAACTACTGACACCTCTCCCACTTTGCAGAAAGAATGGGATAAAATTTATACCTCTGCAGGATTCACTGCACTTCGCTCTAATTCTATTTTTTGTTCTGCTGATATTCATGTTGCAGATTCTTATGGCCATTCATATATAATTTTTCCTATAAATGGATTCTCATTCACATGGAGTCCTAAGATTTACGATCTGTATAATCATATGCAACAACATGATATTAATAGGCCAGCAGATTTATACGTAAATCCAGATGCAAAAAAGAAGATTGATTCTATAGCAGATAAAATCTATACTAACCTTAGGTATCCGCCTGGCAGCACGTATGGTGAATTAGAAGATGATTTATATTCATTAAGTTATCTATTCCAAGATATTATTATTGTTGATGATTATTCTATAAAAGGTCCTGCAAAACTTCTTCAGAAGATTATTGCATCCACTGCCAAAATAGAAAAGAAACACAAAATAAATCTAGATAAAGTTCATGTTGCTATTAAAGAAATTCACGCGTTACTAAATTCATCAATAATGTCTCCAGAAACAGTCATTGAAAAATATCAATACTCAAATCAAGATTTTCCTGCAGCGTTAAAATCCAAAAAAGAAATAATTGTCAATGGTGAATATTATGCATTCATGAACAAGATATATTTCAAATATTTATGGGATGCACTAATTACTAAATGAAGCTATACGAATTAGAAATCCAACCCGGTGAGAAACAAGAGCTAACACCAGAACTTAGTGAAACGTATATCTCACTTATTAGACGAGATTGTTCGGAAGCACTTGCGGCAATGAAAGCTACAGGAAGATTTTTGTATCGTGGCATACCGCATGTAGAGTCTCGCGCATTCAAAGGTGCATCAAGAGAAAATCGCAGACCACTCTCAACTAAAGCACATTTTCAAATATTAATTGATCAAATGTTGGAACAACGGGGATTCAAAGCATTACGATCTAATTCTATCTATTGCACTTCTGCTGATGTTGAGGCTTCGTATTATACAAAAAGCGTAGGGCAAACTTACATGATATTTCCTATTAATGGATTTGATTACACCTGGAGTAGATACTCTGGCGATTTGTATGCTATGATGAATTGGCAAGACTATCAAATGTTAAACAATCATGCATTTGATGATTTTATGGAAAAATTCCAATTTACAAACAAGTATCTGAATGATGCCTTGACAGCTGGGCACGAAGTAATGGTCCATGGTCAATATTATGCATTTTCTAATAAAATATATGGCTATAATTTTGATAAGGAATTATTAGAATGAAAATATATGAAATCGAAGCTGGTGAAAAAGAACCTATTGCACCTGAAGACGAAATTACAGATAGACTTAATCATGTCATCCCATTGGTTCAACAGCATTGCACCCAATCACTCCATGCCATGAGAGAGACTGGTAAGTATTTGTATAGAGGCATCAAACAGTCTCCGCCTTTAGTATTCTTAGGTCAATCCAGAAATAATAGAAATCCATCGGCTTCGCCAGGACAGTTTCAACGAAATGTTGATGCAGCATTTAATATGGCAGGGTTCAAGGCATTACGTTCAAATTCAATTTTCGTCTCCTCTTCTATAAGTGAAGCTAAAAATTATAGTTATGAAGGCGTATATTTGATTTTTCCTGTCGATGGATTTTCCTTTACATGGAGCCCAAGAATAAGTGATTTATATATTGATGAATATAATATATTTGATGATTATACCAAACGAACTTTATTTTTCAGAGAAGACGACGCTTCTCCAGAATTACTAAAAGAATTTTTAGAAAGATCACTCTATAGAAACACTGATTTTACATCAGCGATTGAATCAACTAATGAAATCATGATAAGTGGCAAATATTATGCGATTCATTCAAAATACGCAGAACAGCCTGGTCTTAAACAATTGATGATTTGAAATATTCATCCAACCATTTCCATTCGAAAGATAACAACAATTTACTTAGTTCGCCATTGACGCTTTCATAATATGTGATAGCGTCTTTTGCACCTTTAAGGCACATATCTGCATTCTCGCCTTCGGCAACATTCAACCAAATATCCAATCTTTCTTTTGCAATATAGTCGCCATTGTCTGCAAAATATTTCAGCTTGATGCATTCACGGAAGGCTGTTCTCCAACACACCTTACTATCTCTATTAAAGTGACTAACACCGCTAAGCATAGGAACAACTTCATGTTCTGCTGACAATGTGAAGTCAAGACCGTGCGTATCGTCCATACCTAATACAATATGTTTGTTATAAGCAATAACAGCTTGGTGGCCATATTCTAATCCATTGACAGGATTCTTTGCATGAAAAATATAGTGTTTAGGTTTCTGTAGGCGGTCTGGCTGCCAATTAAAATCAAAGGTCGTATCAATTTCTAACTTAGCAAATACGTTGAATGCCCATGGCGTCATACTTGCATTTGATGCTGCCTTATATGCTGCTGATCTACCATTCACACCATCAACTCTAACAATACGATTTTCAAATCCTTTATCCAGAATATATTCGTTTAGTTTCATCCACATGTCATTAGCCATCGATTCACCGTTACTAATAAACACAATATCAAGTGGATTACTTTGATACCAATCTTTCTTATCTGTTGTAATGAATGGATAATCGTATATTTGAGAATTGAAATAGTTCTTAACGTCTTTTGGGACCAATGCAAACTCTGCACCTTTACTCAACACATGCACTGATCTATCTTTGCCTGACCATAGATTTGGTGTATATGTAAGAACGTTCCCTTCATATTTTTCAGGTAAAAACAATGCATAATTAGTAGAAAAAACGTGATTTTCGATTACTTGAGGCAAGGTTTCTTCAGTAAATCGCACAGTTTCAACGTCATACCTATTAACTGGCTGTACTGATACGTAATTCACTGTTTTAAAGTCCTCTAACTTACTAATTTGCTGTCTCTGCGCTTTAAATTCTGTAATTGGAACATAAAATGTATCACCATACTTCTGATCATTGCTAGGAAATACGTGCATCATGTTATGTTGCCAAGCACCTGGATGCCAGCTAAAATCAAATGTTGAATAATCACATATGCTAGAGATAACCCAAATATATTTTGTCTCAGACTGATTAGCGCATCGCGTTATAGCATCCAAATAGTTATCAACAAATCGCATCGTTTTGATGTTAGAATACTTTTGCTTTAGAATATCTAATTGTGTTTTGCTTTCTGGATTAAAATGATCTAGATACCAAATATCAATTTGTTCCTCACTATTATCCACTGGTTGATTCTTGACAAAATTAAGATTTGGCCAATCTTTGATATCTTCACACCATGTTTTATTTCGATTTAACTCAAACCTGGACAATAGAATTGTATCAGTCCATTTATCCCATTTGCTACCGAATACATGCGTCATAGACAGTTCCCAGGGTTCTGGGGACCAACTGAAATCAAATTCATCATAAACAAATTCACTGCTGATAATCCAGAATCTGTCTGTATTACATTTATTAGCACAACGGATTGCTGTTTGTTGCAAATTATTAACGAGTCTAGTTTTTTGTATCTGAGGATAGTTGTTCTTTAATGATTCAAATCTTTCAGCACTTTCTTTGTTGCCTTTGTCTAAAAAGAACATATCAAGTGATGCTGTATTTGTAGTCTTTATATCAGCAACGTAATTCAATTCTTTATTACCAGCTAGATACGATGGTGCATTAATGAAATATGTTTCACTGTGCTGTTGCCATTGTGACGCAAATACATGAACAAGATCAATTTGACTTTGATCCGGATGCCAACTAAAATCGAATTTATCGTAATTCAATTCTTTACTCAATGCCCAAAACTTTTCAGTCGGATGTTCGCTTATTAAATCTTCTAACGTAGATAATATGAAATAGCGAGGGGAATTAATACCACTAAGATGAACCCGTACATCATTGATATAATTGCATCCACGAGGCGAGCTTGTTCCTGAAAAATATGAAGTCTCAGAAGTTTTTTGCCATTGCGAAGGGAAAACATGTTTATAATCCTTTTGACTTTCATCTGGATGCCATGAGAAATCAAACGTAGAATAATCTGCATTAGGATCAAGCGTCCAATATTGCATTTCAGGTATTGCTTTAGCTTTTAACTGCGGGACATATTTTTCTTGTGTCGCATTTTTTGAAACATATATTGGTCCGCCTGTCGTTTGCCACTGAGTTCCAAATTTATAAATATATGGAGGGTCATTAGGATGTGGGCACCAACTAAAATCAAAGCTACTCTTATCGATATTGGCGGGAACAATCCAGTTATCAGATGGAATAGTTTTTGCTCGAAGTTCATTATGGAATTTTGGAGCAACTGCATTAATGCAATGATATTCGGGACCACCAATGTCCCACCATACCGTACCGAATATGTGAATGTAAGATGGCTCGTCTGGGTCAGGGTGCCAGGAGAAGTCGAAACTATCTACATCTATGTTTTCAGGGACTACCCAGTTTTCGACACACGGTTTCCTAACAACTCGTTGCTCAGTTCTATAATTTTTAATTAACGTTGATTCAGTTAGATTTGCTGGAATGAAATACGTTCCAGCATTGCGCTGCCACTGCGAACCAAACACATGAGTATGATGCTGCTCCCATTTAGGTGGCATCCAATAAAAATCAAAATTGTCGTAATCTGTATCTGCTGTAATCACCCAACAAAACTTAGTTCTGCTTTGTTTTGCAGCATCGAAAATATCTACAGCACGTTTTTCATGTGGAAATAGATTTGGTTTAGTAGAAGTGGTGTAGAATACGTCGAACATAAATATATTTAAATATGCATATTATAACATGAAAATAAACGAACTTCAAGCTGGTGAGAAACAATCATTCGATCCATCAAACACCAAAGAAGGTCATAAATTTAATGACTTCATGATTCAGTGTAGTCAATCTATTGCAGAAATGCAGAAGGTCGGTAAATTTTTGTTTCGAGGTATTAACAATGCACCTAAAATCTTCATTGGGGTGCCGCGAGCAAATAGAAAGGCCCTCGACACTGACCAAGACGTAAATAATGCATTTGATGAAATATTGAAAGCAAGTGGATTCAAGGCGTTGCGTGGCAATTCTATTTTTTGTTATGGTGGAGATCCATATGCTGTGTCAAACTTCGGAAAGCCCTATATGATTTTTCCTAAAAATGGATACCAATTAACTTGGAGTCCTAAGGTAGAAGATTTTACAAACAAGTTGCCATATCAATTCCAGCCAGAGGATTTTTGGCAATTTTCTGAAACAGCAATGAAAGCCAAAGAGGAAATGCAGGACGATGAGTCTCGAAATGAAATTTTCAATCTACTTGATAAGTTAGAAAACAAATTTTATCATTCTAATACTCAGCCTGAGGAAAGACTGATCATACGAGACCTGAAGGCTGAATTGGGTAAGCTTGTATATAATGGTGATCAGAAGATATTCAATATCAAAAAATTACTTAATTTTGATAAAGATACTGATTACTGCATGAACTATATGCCATACATTCGAAAACTTGCTGAAGCACAAAAATTATATCTTTCAACAAAAGGACATGCAGATTCAATGGATGTTATCAAAGGTTTGAATTATCAAAATACTAACTTAGCGGCAGCTATAGTAGCGAACAAAGAAATAATGATTAGCGGTGAATATTATGCATTTTCTGCAAAAGACTATCTGAAACCAATGGAAGAGGCTTTGTTAGAAAAATGAAAATATACGAAATAGAAGCTGGTGAAAGAAATCCTGTCTCAAATGATGCAAATGAAAAAATTATTGAACTACTTACTACAGAATGCAGTGATGCTATTTCAGCTATGCAGCAAGCTGGAACATTTTTGTATAGGGGGTTTAAAGATGCTGCTAATGTTCCAGAAGCATTCCATGCCAGACCAAGAGAAGATAGACGTGCATTACACTCTAATCCAAAAATTCAGATTGCATTTGATGAAAATATGAAGGTTTATGGCTTTGCTACCAATAGATCAAATTCTATATTTTGCACTTCTGTAAAAAAGAGGACCAGTATCTATGGATACCCTTACTTGATCTTCCCTAAGAATGGATTCAATTTTCTATGGAGCCCAGATGTTTATGATTTATTTTCCGACCCGCAGGTCGACGGTTGGGCTGAAACTATAATGCAAACATCTAATAAAGAAGCGGCCGCACAAGAGTTTGTTAGGCGTTTCAAATACACTGACAGCAACTTCGTTGCTGCATTAGAAAAAGGCCACGAGATTATGGTAAGTGGTGAATATTATGCATTCTCTGCTAATAATACAAGTGAGGTATTTAAGCAGCATTATGGTGATAAGATTAATTTTGAAACTATCCTTTCTGCAACATTTAAAATCCCATCGCAAGGTGATTAAAGTTTAGTAACATTGATTCCACAGTGTTTTAAGAAATCAATACCAGACGCATCACGATAAACTTCATCATAGAAAACTTCTTTGATTCCAGCGCCTTGTATTGCTTTAGCACAATCCATACAAGGGCTCAAGGTGCAATACATTGTTGCACCATTTCCACTTTCTGTTCCTTTAGCTAATTTTAGAATTGAATTCATTTCTGAATGCACTACTGATGGTTTTGTTTTTGTTGTGCCATCATCTAAAACATCTTCGCAACAATTATCAAAACCTGAGGGAGTGCCATTCCAAGCAGTAGAAATTATGTTACCATTCTTAACAATAACTGCTCCTACCTTGCGACGTTCTGCATAAGACATTTGGGCTGCACGTTTAGCAACGTCCATGTAAAATTCATTGTATTTCTTTTCTTTATCGTTCATAACACTCTTACGTTATATTTTTGTTCAAACATTGCAGCATCCTGCAGATCATTTACCATGGGAAATCCTCTAACGTTTAGTGACGTATTCAACAACATCGGGCATCCTGTCTTAGCATACCAAACTTCTAATAACTTTCTAACACCACTCTTAGAATTTATAGGAACTGTCTGAACGCGTGATGTGTTATCAGTATGAACAATAGCAGGGAATCGATTAGGAAATTTACATGGTGCGACCACTTGCATGTAATCACTCTTGTCCCAACCATGAGGCATAATAAAATATTGATGCACATGTTCCTCAAGTATGATGGGAGCGAATGGTCTGAAGTTCTGTCTGCGCTTAATAGAATTTACTTGATCTTTAATCTCTGGGCCCCTTGGATCAGCTAACAAACTTCTATTGCCCAAAGCACGAGGACCAAACTCTGCACAACCATTCGCTACCCCGACAATCTTATTTGTTTGAAGTTCATTAATTAGATCATCTACAGGATAAGGTCTATCGATATTATATCCTAGGTAGGGCCCTTGCCAAGACATTTGTTTGCCATAATTCAATGCACATGCACCTAGGCTGCTACCAGCATCGCCCGGATTTGGCATTACCCATATATTCTCAAAATAATTTCCTATTAGTCTATTAGCTAAACAATTCAATGCAACACCACCCATGAATACTAAATTATAAGATTTACCTATTGCCGCAGCACGACTCATTACATTACAAATCAATGTCTCAGTTATAGTTTGAACACTCGCAGCAACATCAATCTTATGTGTATGATGATTCGAATCTAAAAATGTAGGATCGATTCCGATATGCAAATTTTCTTTAAATTGAATTTCGTATTCGTTCGAGATATATTTGTTTTTGATTTCATCAGCATACTTTGGTTCGCCATATGCAGACATGCCCATCATAATGTATTCTTCATCCAACGGTTCCAATCCAACATGCTTTGTAAATGCACTATAGAACAATCCAATGCTGTGCGGATACTTAGAAGACCAAAGCTTTTTATAAAATGCCTTTCCATTATAATCATATTGTGCATGCCAAATCGTGATGCAATCAAACTCTCCGATTGCATCAATGACAACTACCGTAGCATGTTCGAAATTAGATGTTTGAAACCCTGCTGCTGCATGAGACATATGATGATCATAACTAACGAATGGAACTTTGCTTAAATTAAATTTCCGTAATATCTCAGATGTTGGATTACATCTGAATACATTATAATTTTCTCCGCTACGAAGTTGTCTAATTTTTTTCTTTGTATGATTTTCATAGTAAGCAATCGTGTCTGGCTTACCGAAATTATCTATAGCATATGATAGCATTGATTCACTTAAATCTTTATCGTGTTTCTTTTTAGAGAAACGTTCTGAATGGGATGCAAACAAAATATTTTCATCTTGTGTGATTGTCAATGCTGCGTCATGGAAGCCCGCTGAGATGCCATAGATTAATTTTGTCATAATAATTTCTTCTCAATGTGAGTAATCAATTCGTTAGCAACATCTGCTGTGCTGCCAAACTTCACTGCCCCGTTAGGAAATATAGTTTGATTCTTCAAATACATTTCCTTCATTACTGCTATGTTTTCTAATTTTGGGTTATCGTTTCTATACTTTTCTTCATGATCGTATGCGGTGAATGTAATTGTAGGAACATCATAACAACTAAAGAATTCAGCTAGACCAAAACATGATGCATAGAATTGCGTTCCTAAATTTTCATCATTCAAAAACTTTCTGCCAAACTTCACCAAATCTTTTGTATGTGGAAACTCTTTATGATGTTGATCCAAACTATCTAGATTCATTCCCATGTATTGTTTTAATTTGGGATCGAAATAAGTAAAAATGTTTCTAGTGGTTTCTTGCACCACACAAACATACGTATCGTCAGGATAGGTTCCTTTAAGTTTAGTGTATGTGCTATATGCTGTAGCTGAGATTAATGATTGCCCAGATTTCGCCTTAGCATAGTTTTCTACTATCCAATCAGGTTTCTTGTTTTTGACAAGATCAACAATACCTGATTGTTCCGTATAGGCATCGCCAAAAAATAATATTCTATTCATAATTTATTTGTAGATAAATGGATCTCGTTCTTTCATCTTCTTAAGACGCTTGCGATATAACACTTCCATCTTAAATTTCAACCACATTAGCTTAAACCAATTTTTCATAATATTTTCCTTTTTTGCATTTCTTCTACTAACCATTTTCCTATAACTTTGTGTGAATCACAATTTACATGCAAGCCAGGCAGATAAAAATTTTTGTTACCATAATAATCTTCTAGCTTATAAACCATTGCTATAGGCATACAATACTTATCATCAAAAAATACATCATGCATAAATGACATATCCAAATTTGATTCGCCTATCTTGTGTTGATTATCCCACATGATAAAGTGCAGAAAATCTATATTATTATCGATGCAATATTTTTGCACCATTGCACTCTGCATATAATAATCAAAATGTATTTGTTCTACTTTAGAATACTTCAAATAGATATCTTTGATTTCATATGCTTCTAACTCATCATAATAATATCGTTCTAGCAAAGGCAACACATAACTTTTCAGCCCATTGATAGGTCTATTATAGACTCGATTTGGGTCTCTGTCTTTTATCCAAATCCTGTCAGGACTAGTATCTTGCATGATACAAATGATTTTTTCAGTAGGATAATTTTTCTTCACTTCATCCAAAGTAATTAACGTTTTTTGCGCTATCTCTTGTTGTGATGCGCCACCCATTCCTACATTTATTACTTCGCATTCTAATATATTTTTTAATGTTCCGCTGTAAGACAGATTGCGGGCCTTTTCATCAATATTACTGTGTGCGCCTTTGTTGCCAGGTGGTTTATTAAAAAAATCCTCTGATATTTTCGTTCCTTCTTCGTAGGTTTTTGCTTGACTGTAGAAGGGGATAGTTTTTTCTTCCCAAAGTTCAGCACCATGTGTAAATGAACATCCAGAGCAAACAATAATCACACTAAACCCCTGATTTTTAACTCTTCAAATAGCAACTTTGCAATTATTTTTTGTGCTTCGCAATTCACATGTAATCCAGGCAATACAAAATTATTATGTTGATAGTATTCTACTAGCATATTCGTCATATTATCTTTTACAGTGTGATTAGGATCAAAATATATTTTTTCGATCATTGATAGTTCCACAGTCTTATTCCATTGGTCATCGCGTTTCCAATTTCGGAACATTTGAAAATGCAAAAAATCTATATCATTATTAATACAGAAATTTTTAACTGCAAGTCCTTGAAGGTAATATTCAGATAACAGCATTTCAGTTGGTTGTTTAGTCAGATAAATATGTTTTATTTCATATCCGTCTATTTTGTTTCCAGGAAAAAAGGTTTCTGCTCCCGATACAATAACATTAAGATTTTTTTCAAACTCATCACACCAAAGCCACACACGTTCAAGTTGTGTATCTTGCATAATGCACACAATTTTCTCATAAGGGAACTCATTTCTAATTTTATTCAATTTGTTTATAGTTTTTTGTGAGATGGCGTGCTCTGAACAGCCATCTTCTCCTATATTAAATGATCTACAATTTAATTTTTGTGCTAATGCATAAGGCCAGGTTAGTTGTAACCTTGCTTCCTCATTGTCTAATGTTTTTACTTTTGCATCAAGTGCTTCTTCTTTAGTTTTCAATTCAGTATAACCAGGAACGTTCTTTTCTTCCCAAAGTTCCATACCATGCGTAAATGAATCACCTGAACAAACTAGTATCATAATTTTCCTCTACTATTATTTATAGAGTAATAGCACGATATAATTCTTATTTCACTGACACTAAATATTAATCCATACTTGCACAATGTAGGTATGTAATGATATTGAAGAAATCAAAAGTTTTACTAACATATAAAGGAGAAAATTATGACAACTTCAAACCTTTCCACAACGCTGACAGCGATTCTGCCATCAGCAACCTCTACCACTCTTGGTGGTGTCTTAGTAGATTCAACTTCATCTGGCTTACTTGCTATGTCTGATGGACATATTGCTGTGAAATACAGTACTGGTCTTCAGATTGATAGTACAGGTCACTTACATGTTGATTCAACACAATTTTTAACTACATCTGATGCATTTGCTGAATATGCACAAATATCATCTTTGTCTAATTATTTGCCAGTTACTGGCGGTATTGTATATGGGCCAACACAAATTGATAGTACTGGATCTCTTCATCCTGGTAATATTCAATTCAATGTTGACGGTACTGGTGCATTTTTAGAATTCAACGTTGGTGTGAGCGGAGTTAATGGTGGCATCGTATTTTCAGATGGCTCTACACAAACCACTGCATTTACAGTCCAAAAATTACTCAATATTACAGACTGGGTGAGTAACTCACAAACCGGTGTATGGACTGGTTCGCCCTCTAGCATTACTCTTGGTCCAGACAATAATTGTGAAATTATTCAATTATCATCTTATCCAACTACTCTTAACGTAATTTTCCCTACGCCAGCAAACGATGGACAGTTCTTCGAACTAGTCATTATTGGCGGTAGCGGCGGATATGCATTCAGTGGATTGGGAATTGATGGTGTAACTTCTGTCACAATCCTCAATGACATTGGATCTACTGCATATGAGAAAGGCGGATTCAGATACAAAACTAGTACTAATACTTGGTATCAAGTTTCGTAAGTAATAAAAACGGGACATAATGTCCCGTTTTTCATTTTATCAATCAACCACTCTGCTATATGTTTATGTGCTTCACAATTTAAATGCCCGCTCGGAAGCAAAACCTCTGTTGTACCCAATTTATCATAAAACCAATTTATTGACAAATCATTTTGTATTTCTTCTTGTTGTAATAGCTTAAATTCTAAGAAATCTATATTTAGAATGTTACATACATATTTTACTGCTAATATTTGCAAATAATAATTATCTTCTAAGATCCTCTCATCAATAAAATCTATACAAACATTTTGTATTTCGTATGCTTCCAATTTATCTCCGTGGTGTGTTTCTATAATTGACGGGATAATAATACTGAAATTTTTATTATAGATATTATTATACAACCATAATCTATATTTTTCAGTCATCTGATGTATGCACAATATAGATTCATTAGGATTATTTTTTCTAATCTTGTTTAATGCCACACATAAATTTTGCAATATTTCTAGTTGAGAAGCACCACTAATGCCTAGGTTTAAAACTTCACAGCATAATATATTTTTCAAATGACCAGAATAAGTTAAATCTCGTCGTTCTAAATCATTGTCGTTAGAAATTGACCGTATTATTTTGTATGCCTCATATGGATCAGTAATTAATGTATAACCAGGAACATTCTTTTCTTCCCAAAGTTCTGCTCCAGCAGTAAATGAGTCTCCAGCACAAACAATAATCATAAAAATTTATCCTCGACATACTCAATCAAATCATTTGCAATTATCTCATGATATTGACCTTTCAAATGCCAAGAAGGTAACACTGCATCCTTCTCTTTTATTCGATAGTAATCATATGCTCTCTGTAATGCGCCCATCGGAAAAATATCAACGGTTTTCATATACTCAGACTTCATTGCACGTATTTTTTCAGACATATCAAATCTGTATGTGTATGCATGATTATAAAAAGAAAAATTTAAGAATGATATGTTAAGTTTCTTGAAGAAGTCTCGTATAATAAATGCTTGAGAATAAAATTGTGTCGCCAATGTTTCTTCATCTATAAATTTCTTAATATAACTTACTAATTCTGAAGTCTCTGGATAGTTGTTCATATGAATGTCAATTTTATCAACATTCAACCCCTCTAATTGATATTTTTGGCTACTGCAAAAAGTCATTCTATTTCTGAACGTGTCTTGGGTGACGCAGATAATTTTTTCGTTTGGATATTCCATCCTAATTCTAACAAAATTGTTGAACATGTTTTCGGTGATCATTTGTTGTGATGCGCCACCTTTCCCAAAATTGTGTATTGACCAATCTGTTCTCATTTCCTTCATGAATCCAGTATAAGTTAGATCCTTTCTAAGAACATCAGTAGTTGGATTATACACCATACTACTTCTAGCAATGTCAGGTGTCATTAAGCAATATCCTGGCACATTTTGTTCTTCCCACAATTCAGTTCCATCCGTATATGAATCACCAACACAAATAACGATCATTTTATCTTCCTCATGAATTATTTACGTAAATATTCGCATGACTACGATTAAAATCACTTTTAATACGCACTACACGTTAGATTTTACATTAACTGAATCTGAGATATCAGAGCGATGGCTCACTGTGTTAAAAGATGCTATCAAAAATTACAGTATAGATGATCCAATGAGATTCTATGGCTTTTCTTCCAATGCTGATATTGCACTCCAAAAAATAAACACAACAATAGATACGATAAACAACCATAAACCGTTAATTGATAGAAACGTGTTATCAGTTCATGATTATGATACTCTGAATTACTTGCACAGCATTTTTGAAAAACACCATGGACTATCAGATGCGCAAACAAATGAATTCAAAAGTATGCCAGAAGAATACCAGAAAGCATTGTGCCAATTGAACATAGATGTTCATAGATGCGAGTCTGTCCTCAGAGGTAACAAACCCAGGGTCGTCGTAACGTATTTTGAGCAACCAAAGACAGAAAAATTCAATGATGCTGATTTTGATTTGATGACTAATCGATATGAATTCGGAACTGTTTATCTTAATTATGTGAATATCGGAAAAACTTTAGAAGATTTAGCACAAGACAATGATGAATATATCAGTAGAGAAGCATTCAAGCCATTCATAAATTTTAGTTCTGATTTCAATATCAAATTTTGGGACACTGATGTTCCAAAAGCAAAGATAGTAGAAAAAATGATGGACGAATATTACATTGAGCATCAAGAATTTTTCAATTCGTTGGGCTATGAAAGAAATCATCCGTATTTAAAACCAGGCTCAATTCCTGTAGCAAAATTGTCTAGCAGTGAAGATCGTGAATCTATCATTAACAACATAAAGAACAATCAACTCATTACAAAGATATTAATAGAATGAAACGAATCATAGAAATTTTCTCAGAAAAGCCAAACACATTTCATATTGATTTTTTGATCAACAATATTTGCCAAAATTCTTGCTGGTATTGTGAGCCAAATCTATACAATGGTTCTAATCATCATTTCGAAGATGAAGAATTATTTGCATTCATTGATAATCTGAATTCGAATCTAAAAGATAAAAAAGTTCATATCGCATTTAGTGGTGGCGAGCCAACTCTCTATCCCAAATTTATAGAGTTAGTTCAACGAATGAAATCCTTAGGATGGACAGTAGGACTTACTTCAAATGGACAAAGAACTGCTAGATACTTTTCTGAACTCGCACCACACTGTGCATATATTGCAATGTCGTATCATTCAGAATTTGCTAAAGAGGATTGGATGAATACTGCGTTAGCTGCTGCTGAACATACACAAGTGCTCGTGCGTGTTATGATGGATCCATATAATTGGGATCATTGCTATGCTAAGTTTAATGAGTTTGCTGCAAATCCCAATTTAGCTGTTGAAGCTGTCAGATTATATAGACATGAAGGTATGAGTCTAGGGGCAGACGGGAAGGATGTGGGTTATATTGATGAACAAGACGCATGGTTAAACAGCGTATCAAGAGTAGAACGTAAGAATTGGATTCAAACCGAAGTCAATACAACTGATGCATTCGCCAAGTTCAATGATAGTGAATTCAAAAAGATCAATACGATTGATTTAGTTAATTCAAAGCAGAATTCATTTGTAGGATTTGAATGTGATATCGGTAAAGCGAGTTTGTTTATAAATTATGATGGCCAAGTGAAGCGGGGGAATTGCTTCAATGATGGATGGGAGGGAAGATTTAATGAAGTGGATTTAGAAAAACTCTTATCCACTTCTACCAAATGTCGGACGCCATTCTGTTATTGCGGGATTGACGTTACTGTCCCTAAGAGAAAATTACCTAAATAATTTATGATTTGTTCCGCGCGTTTCATCTAATCCATTCAACACCTCTTTCATTTTCTTACGTTCAGTATAGTCAGGTTTATTGTTTTCTAACCAAGAATTCACAGTAGAAACAATCTGTTGATTATCAATCTTTGTGATACTTTCTTTAACTTGCTCTTGCTCTTGCTCCGTTAATGCTGAGGCAGAATAATAAGATGGTGAATAGACTGGATTCACATGCATATCTAAATTATAGTTTTTTAACCAATTATACATGCATGGAACTTCTACATAATTGATTGCTGATAGTGTTTGACACACCATGTAATATACATTGTCAGGCTTATTCGCAATGAACCATTCTAAGTTAGCAACGATGTTTTCAAATTTAGAACCCCATCGCAAATAATCATTAAATTCACCTAGTGCATCAATACTGAATTGCACAACTACGCGCTTAAACTGACTCCAAAGTTCAATAAATTCTTCATCTTTGATCGTTAAATTGATACTGTATTCAATATGAATGTTCTTAGCAACTCCCATATCAATAAGTTTTTGAAGCAATACCTTGTGTTGCTTGATTAGAAGTGGTTCTCCACCATTGATATAAATTTTCTGAACATGTTTGCTTATAGCTGCTAGATTTTCGTAAAATTCTTCGCTTTCGAACCAACGAGTTTGCTTAGAATTTTCAAAAGCTTTGAACCATTCAATTTTCTTTGTAAGAAACTGTTCATCCTTACTCCACTTAGAACTAGATATGCTGTTACACGTAATGCAGGCCAGGTTACACGTATTACCCAACCGTAACTCGATGAATTGTAAAGGTGAATCAATGCTACCATCCACATACGTAAATGTGTCATCTTCTTTCCAGTTATATAAATGATTTTCTAACTGTCTCTTACTTCTTCCGCCAGATCGCTCTGTTTCATAGCATCTATGGCATTGGGAAGGTTCAATTCCAGCAAGCATATTTAGACGAACTTGTTTAAATGATTCACTGTTGCGAATTTCATCTAATGTATTTTTACCTAAGAAAAGCATCTGCCCGTTTGTTCTAGCAAATGTATCTGAATTAGAAAAATCACCTTGACAACATACACTTACAGAACCATTTGGATGTGATGCAAGATGATTCCACATCAATGCACATGATTTAAACATTTTTCCACCATTCTAACGCATCACCAGTCAATATTGTATTCATAGATAAAGCTGTTTTCCTATGTTCCTCTAACTTCATATATCGTTCCTTACCCCATTTGATACCTTGTTCATAGTTATCATATTTTTGATCAAACGTCTGACGATTCTTCATGTCTTTAAATGTATCTGCATATACTTTTGTATAAGGTGAATTCAAAGTGCTTTCATATGAAATCAAATCATCCAAGATTGGATCTAGAATTGCATGCGGAAGACACATCGGGCTCATGATTGCAGAACTTTCAAAATCAAACGTAATCTTAACATAAGATTTTACTTGCAATTCTGCTGCAAGTCTCATTAAATTTTTCATATCAAACAGACCAGGCAAAGTTATCGTCACATCAATAACCATTCCGTTCATTCCGAACAGATTATTTAAGAACATACCTTCTTTAAAGTTCTCTAACCATTGCTCCCATTTAAGTCCAGTTCTAATGTATTCTGCAACATCGCCTGTTGCATCCATGCTTGCACATACATTCACCCCCTTAAAGTAAGGTAACAAATCATATAGATTTCTTACATTGCTTAGATTTGTATTGTATCGCACGATTACATTTTTACTCTGACCAGACTCTACAAGATGATTCATTATCGACCAGTGAATAGGATACATAAGTGGCTCTCCACCAACCCAATATATTTCTTCAATACGATTTTCTTTGACTGCATCCCAAAGTTCTTGTTCCAAGACTTGTTGAAAATTTTCTATCTTCGCTTTGTTATCAGCATTCATCCATTTTTCAGTTTGCGGATTCCAAGTGCCTAGCATTCTTTTTTCACTTTCCCATGCAGAACTAAGTTCTGGGCCACACATACGACATTTGAAGTTACACAGATTGCTAACACGGTAATCATAGCTCATTGGCTTCAATGAAGTATATCCATTTTCGTCAATAGAATCAAACGCTTCTTGAATCTTCTGTGAAAACAATGTTTCATTAAAATATTGTTTATATGTATGAAGATTCAAGATATTATCATTGCATATTTCGCACTGCGAGGGAACTTCACCATTTTTCATTTTCAATCGTATGCTTCGAATGTATTCGCTATTCCACCAATCATCTAGGGGAATAGGATTATAGTCTGAGTGTTTTGCTTCACCCTTATCAATATACCCTTTAAAGAATTGCGGTTCCTCTCTACTAGCACAACATAATCTGCGCTCTCCTGTAGGATGCGCCATAGTATGCAATACCGAAGCAGTGCAAAATGATTTTGGTATTTGAGACATTATAAGTGTTTAATTATGAATTCTAGTGCTTCTTTTTCGCAATCGAAGACTAAAATAATTCTTGAGTAAAGGGATGTTCCAGCAAATCCCTGAGGATAAATTGGTGTTTCTAATTCTAATTTTGATCTTACAGATTTTCCTTGAAGGAAATTTGATTGTGCAGTAGTTAGCCACATGCGAGTTTCGAAACATAATGAATCATTTTCTACTGTTTTCATTTCAGTATATGCTCCTGGCCATGAGGCGTCTAAATTGATTCTATTCCAGGATTTCAAAACTACTTCAGTTGCCATTAATTCGCCATTCTATTGTTGTATCTTAAACTAAATTCAAACGCATCCTGGTCAGTATCAAATTCTATATAATAATGTATAGAATACTTTTGGCCAGGCCATTCAGTGTGAGTCTGTTTTACAATTGTCTCTCTAATTATCCTATATGATTTTTGTTTTAACCAATCGAGAGACAATATTTCCTTATACAGAGAAAATGGATTCTTCTCTATTTCTTTTTTATCATAAACAACTTTCCCAACTTCCATCGTCCTCAAGAAGTTTGGTTCAATTTTTTCGAGTAATACTCTGCTTGTCATAAAGAGTTTTATTAATTAACAACTCAGCTAGTTCTGGAGCAACATCGAAAATATTTTCGTTCCTCTGAAAATCCAATAATTCAGTGCTAATTGTTAATTGGTCACTTAAGTCTTGCCCAGGTTGCATCATAAAGCTGATCAATCCTTCAGCAGAAGAAACCAAATTGTTATCAAACTCAAATTTAGATTTCTTCAAATATTCAACATAGCTTTCTAGTTTAATTTTTGCATATTGTTTAAATTCATCACTTGTATTCTTAACACAATAATATTCTTGTGTGTGCAAAAGGTTAAACAAAATTTCTGGTCTTGCACCATCTAACCAACCAGCTTCTCTAAAATATTTATGAATGTCTTCTAGACGTGCAATATTAAAAACACTGATTGTAGGAGCAAACCAAACACAAACATTTGTATGTTCTTTAGTATAAATCATCATTTCATCAATATTTTTCTTAACGACTGACCAATCTGTTCCATAGCGCCAATATTCAGCACGATCCTCAATTTCATCTATACTAAAATTCATAGTAACACAATCAAATTTATGCCAGGCATCCCTGAAATCAAATGATTTATAAGTTAATTTACTACCATTGGTAGAATATTGAATATTCACATCCGTTCTATTTTCTTCAATCAACTTATTGATAATTTTATAGTGATCTTCCATTAATAATGGTTCGCCGCCCGCAAAATGCATTGCCTTAACTTGATTAGTATTCTGTTCAATAATTTGATTAAGACCAATTTCTGATGCACTTCGAATGTGTGTTACTTTGTCACTTTTAATTCCTGATGCCCTATCTGACAGTTGCTTATATGTGCTACTCAATTGTGGTCCGCATGTTCTGCATGCATAGTTGCATAAATTGCTTGATCTAAAATCCCAATTCAACATTTTTACATCTGCTGTTCCATCTTCTTGTGTAGAATCTATCAACTCTTGGGCATGATCTAAAAATTGGTGATTGTATGATTTTCTAAGAGATACTTGTCCAGCCTCTTCTGCTTTCCAACATGTTTTGCATACATCTAGTTTTTTATCTGCTAGAATGTCAATTCTAAATTTCTTAAATTTTTCATTGTTCATTATAGCGATGCCAGACTCATCTAGCTGCCCAAATGAATCAGCAGGATTCACTGCACAGCATGGATACACGTTGTTGTTTGGCCATAAGTGCATAGAGACCCATGGCGCCACACAGAGATGTTTTCTTTCAGTCATTTCTTCAATTTAAACGCCAATGCGTCTAACCTATTTTCAAATTTAATAAAGAATTTGGCTTGCACAAAGGGGGAACAATTAACGTCTTGCTCTTCCTTTGTTTCTACTAATATTTTTACACTTTTATACATAGAAAAATCTATAGTTGATAATATCTTTTGCACTGCATGATTTACAAAACGAATATGACCTAGATCATATTCATGTTCTGTATCGTAAAAAGACGCATCATATCTATCTTCAATAATGCCATAGCTTTGTGTATAAACTAAAACTTTTAGATCGTCATCATTCATTTGAGTCAGGATTAATAATATCCCTGACAGTCTGAGGTTCTACATATTCTTGACTGCCAGGATTTGCTTTTGAGGGTGAAAGAATCCATCCCTCCTCTTTAGCTTTATTTAACAACTCCTTATGCACGAACTCCATCGCTTTGGTGTTATCACCATTAATCAATTCTTTAATTGGTTTCAACTCTGTCATCGGAAGACTTAGATACCAATCTTTCAATGCAGGAAACGTTTCAACGAAGTTTTTACCTCTACGTTGATCGTATTCAGCAAAGAATGTTCTAAAATCCCTTTGGCGAGATTCCAAACTACTAACGTTGCTATGTCCCTCATCAACTTCACGAATATATGTTATCATGCGTTCGATACCTTCGACTTCATGTTGAGCTAATCTGTATTTGTTTGCACTCAACCAACGTTCTATCCACAGTGCTTGCTTTAATCGAATATCTTCTGGTAGTGTATTAACACTCATAAAGCTAGGGAAACGAAGTATATTGAAACTCATACAAGCATGATGGTCTCCATATGTTCGTTTCAGGTCAAGCATATCATCCATGAAGTCTGTAATGCTTCCTAAGCACAATGCATTTATTGTCATCATAACATGCGTGTTTTTGCAATTCCCTTCTCGCAGCATGTAATCAAAATTATTGAGCCATTCATCATAGTTGAGTCCATCGCGAATATATTCTGCTTGTTCTCCCCAAGCTTCGCAACTTGTATAAAGATGAAAATCTTCAAAACTGTGTGTTGCATTACATAGACGTTCAATCAACTCTTTCTTTGCACCAAGATTACTATTGACTGCTAAACGAACTTTACAATCTGGATTCTGTTCCCACCAGTCTATAAGCTTCCAGAAGTCTGGGCTCATAGTTCCTTCTCCGCCTGTAACACGTAGTTCAACTAAACTATGCTGTAACTCATTATTCCACCATTGCCAAAATGCTTCAGTATATGGATTGTCCTTATTCTTAATTCCATATGGCATTGCCCAACTTCCATCTTGATGATAGGCACCTGCACCATCACTTACGAGGTTTTGATAAGCGCCATTAACTTTAATATCATGCGCCCAAGTTGAGCTAAAACTTGCATTGCAGTATGAACAAGCAAAGTTGCACAAATTATCAAACGAAATTTCTAATGTCTTTGGGGCAATATCTTCAAAATTTTTATATTGTTCAATGCTCTTTTGAATGTCTTCCTCTGAATGAATGATACTTTTATAAACTCTATCACTCACTAAATCCTTGCCTAAATTTTCTACTCGCCAACAGTAATCGCATTCTTTGGTTTGTATGCCATCAATCATTTCTTTTCTTACTGTCTTTCTATATTCTGTGTTTAGCAATGCTTTGTAACTTGCTTTTAGTTCAGTAAGAGGAATCTTTGATGCTGGTGGATGATGGCATGCAGTGGAAGTTCCAGACCCTAACCAAACTGTTCCGTTAAGTCCTTTTGCTGCACAATAAGTTGGGCTAATTGCATCCAATACCCGTTTCTTGTAATCTGAGTTTGATTCATTCATAAAATTCTCTATATTCTGGGAACGTGGTTAAAAAATCTGTTCCTCTACGTTGATCGTATTCTTTGTAAAAACTTTTAAAATCTGCCAATCGTTTTTGTAAATCAACATTGTCGAGTGGTGTCAAAGCATATTCCTTTAGTCGCGCAATTTGATCCAATTCTTCTAGATAAAATCTACCAGCCGCATCCTCGCTATGATTTCTATCATGCATATTCATCCATTGATCAATATCATTAAGATACTTTAACTTAAATTCAGTAGGTAAAATTCTAACGTCTTGAAACTGTGGCCACCGCAAATAACTAATTACAAACGGGATGCGGTTAAATCCATCATCCTCGTTGTATGCTCGCCTGAAACTCCATATATCATACATGAAACCCTTGAATGAAGTCAAACTCAATGCATTAAACGTAATCATAAAATTTATACGGTAATTACTAGGTGTTTCGTCTAAGTATCTATCTACATTTTTTATAAATGTATCATAATCCATTCCATATCTGATATAATTAGCTTGAATGTCTGACGCTTCGCAGCTTGTATATAATTCAAATTCTTTGACCTTGCCGTTTAGCTTATTTGCATAGTCAATTATTTTGTCTATTAATTGGTCAGGAACCATCATGTTTGAATTTACTGATAATTTCAAATTTGGCATAGGATTCTGATAAATCATATCGAGCAATTTCCAGAAATCTTTACTTAACAATGGTTCGCCGCCCGTAATTCTTAGCTCTACTAACGTTTTACTTAGTTCAGGCCACCAACCCCAGAATGCATCTACATATGGATTATGATCTTTGTGAGGAATTGGCATCTTCCCTTGTTGCTTAATCCATTCTATATTACCTATCCCAACTTTATATTCACCATACCGCTCAATTTCTTCCATCCAACTAGAAGAAACGTCAGGGGAACAATACATACAAGACATTTGACATACACTGCTAAACGAAATTTCTACGTATGTTGGCGTTATATTGTTTAATGGGCCATTCGTTAATACTTTATCAGCATACGGATATGCCCAGCTTTCATCTGTGCTTTTGTATGTCCTATCACTGATATGATCATTACCTAAATCCTCAATGTTCCAACAATAGTTGCATGCAGATGGGCGACGAGATTCCATCATATCCAATCGTTCTAGCTTCTTTTCTTTTGTATTATGTAGTGCTGAATAATTGTTCTTAAGTTCATCCACTGAAATTTTATTTGACTTACAATGATGACAGGATGACGTATGACCGTTGTGTAAGTTGATAGTCGTTTGTAGCCATTTAGCTAAACAAATACTATCGCTACCTGCCTTAATTTCTATTTCAGTCATTCTCGATAACATGTTATCGACGTTGATCTGGTTTGGTGATTTCATTAACTGTGTTTTAATCTCTCTACTAATTTTTCTTGGTCTGTCAATTCTTTATTATAAATTATGATTCTTCCTTCAAGCAAGCATTCTTCATAATCGTGAATATCTGACAGGAACGAGTCTTCACCTTCATATTGAACTTCAATATATGGCCATTTTGAATCTGAGTCTATGACCCTTATAATCATTCCAAACTCGTGTATAGTTTTAGAATATATTGAGCAACCAACCGGAATCGTCATTTGGCTCATTGTAACCCTCTGTTGAAATTGAGAACATCCATTTCAGTAATCATTGCATTAGAAACATTCTTATGTGCGTTTGCATAATGATGCTTAAAAAACTTGCTTTGTTCAGCATTCATGTCGATTATAGGAAGATTCAATCTACTCCTGAGCATCGGAGTAATGTGATTAATATCATGGACTTGGTTCCAAATTTCTTTAATCTTGTCAAAGTCATGCACTTCAATATAATCCCAATCTGTTAGCATTGTTAGATACGTTCCTAAGCGGGCACCGTAAATTGCATAATTGCCATTTTCTATATCAGCACCAACATTCATCCAGATCATTAAATTATCTAAATTGCGAGAATGCACTTTCTTTTCAAAATCTACAAGTGATGGCTTAGAACCTCTATCCAAACACATCTTCACACCTTCTCTAAATCCTGCACGAAATGCTTGAAACGCACTTTGATTAGGATATGTTGTGCTATACGTATTATGTAGTGCGATATATTTAGGATCAAAGCAAAATTCAACATTGTTTTCGTCTTTTCCGTCGCTGTTTTCATGTGTCTTCATGTTGTTTATGAAATCTTTAGTCCATAAACTTAACCCACCGTTACCATAACAAAGACCATTGATATGGTTGCGTGCTTTCCAACGAAATACGCAATCATCTTGCCAATCCTGAATACATAATTGTAGATTAAAGAATTCAGGATCAGGAATATTGTCGCCGTCAATCAAAATAAATCTATCTGTCTCACTTACAGCGGCAGCGGCTTTATGGGCAGAATCTGAACCCTTGACTCCATCGATGCGTTTTGCCCAGGGCACTATGTTTTGAACTTTAATCCAAAATTCCTCTTTTTTCGGCTCATCATAGGTCAAAAAGATAATATCTAAATCTGCTACGTCTATAATCTTATCACTACTAATGTATTCATTTTGAAACATAAGAATCTCTCTCAGTTATCGAATCATCTGCTAAAATTAGCATATTATTCTTTACGGTTTTAAAATTTCCATCTTCTACTTTTTCTAAGTAGATAGTGTTAATACTAGATAGGGACATATTATGAATCTCACCATTCTTTACTTTATATTTTCCCATCTGAATTGCTATAAATGCGTCAAGATCAACTACGATATAATCACCATCTTTATCTTCTATAGTGCAATCCGTAATATTTCCTTTAGCATCATAATATATTTTATGCTCTATTGGTGGCGGTGCGACAAAAGTTGAGTCTGCTAATGCCTTCCAAAATTCATCCTCATTGGACATATTTCTGTATAACCTCATCTGTTGCGTAATCTTTTTGATAATAATGAAATGGATACAATTGTCTAGTAAAACCAACTGTATGATTACAATCATCATCTATTTGTGAATAGAGTTTAGTGGTCCAATCCTCATCGATACCCCAACCCTGAATTCCACCTTTCATATGAACAATTTTCGGGATGCTTAGGTCAGGAATGTAAAAATTTTCTTCCCCTAATATCTTTGCTGCAATAGCAAAAACAACATCTGTGGTTGGATATGTATCTCTACAATTAATAAGCAATTCGTCTCTGAAGTAATCCCAATCTTGATAAATCTTTCTTGATAAATCAAAGAACTCTGCTGATTGCATTGAATATCTGAAATAGAAAAATGCTGAATATAGATTTGGTAAGCTATTTTCATCAAACAATCGCCTATATGCTCTAGAATTTGAAACATTTCCCAGATAATCAACGACTTTTGTTGTGAATAAAACATCTTTCAACTGATATACTGACCACCAATGGTCTATGTTGCGATTGAAAGTCATGTCACAATCTAGCTTAACTGTTTCTTTGAATGGCGTAAGCCAATAAGCTTTCCATTCGTCACCTAGTTTCCAACTTGGGTCTTCATTCTCATTTGAATCAGGAATCTCTATCACATAATCAAACACTTTTTTATGTTTGTCAGTAATTTCCTTGAACGTCTCTGAATCAACTGCAACTGCATATAAATTAGTTTCTTGTGTTTTTTTAATTGACGCTGCTTGCAAATATGCTAGACGCAAGTAATCACATTTGCTAGTATTTTTCGCAAATGTGAAGTATCCTTTTTGTGCAGAGAATTCACCTCTAATTAGCATTCGTATTTCTCCAACTTGTCTAGTAATTCTTCATCTTGACACGACCATTTTCCTAAGATATGCACGTTATGATTTTTTATGTAATCAACATATTTTTTAGAATTCTTCTCGTATGTGTAGATCAGCCCTCTACCTTCTTTATAATCAATTATTTTAACATCCGTCGATAGCATGCACATTTCTCCCGGAAGAGATTCTGCTCCAACATTACCTCGTGCTGCTAATGCAATAGTTAATGCATAATCATTTCTATATGGTTGAGGGTCTACTCCAAATAATTTATGATAATAATCATATCTGTCTCTTACTTGTTTCATCATGTAAAATGTTGATCCTGCTGCATACGATCGGTCAAAATAACATACTGTCGCCCAACTCATAGGTAACGTATATTTTGATATTAGACTGCTGCCAGCAAAAGAATCTCTGTTAGTAGGATCGAATACTTTAGAATAGCACATGAATTTATTGTTCGTTGCAAATAGCATTTTCAGTGATGGTTCCAAAACAAAATAATCAGCATCAATAAGTAATGTTTTATCGTAAGGAGATAAATCATATGCATCTGGACGAGATTGATTGAACCATTTTATATTTTGGTATTCCTCCCCATCAAACATTGCCCTATTCGTATAAGACCCTTTATCTATAATGATACTATCTTCTGCATGTTTGAAGTTGCAGTCTTTATCTGTAATGATAGTTGTAGGTATTCCCAAATTTTTCTTGACAAATCCAGCTGCAACATCTGCTAATCTAGTGTATTCAAAATCGCCGTTGTTTATAGCGAAAATTATGCATCCCTTAGATTTGTTTGCCATTTCTGATCCTCAGAATTTTCTGATACTCAACTTCCCAATCATTCATGATTGTTTGGTAACATTGCTTTAGTTCATCTAATAATTTTTCACGTTCGATTCGGATTGGATTTCCATAACTATCCTCAATTACATTGACTTCTACAATTGATAGGAATGTAATAAGTTCCGGGGAAGCCTTAAATAAGCCACCGTTATGTGCGACGTATAATTGTTGTTGAGATTTTTCTTTGAGTTCTAGCTTTTTGGCTGCATGATTAAATGCAGCCTGAGCCATACTATTGATATTTGAGTTATTCATACAAACACTGTAGCAGGTTTTGTATGAAATGTCAAATTTAACTACCTGTTACTGTACCGCCTGAGATTATGGGAGTGCCCCAAGTGTTGGATAGGTATGTCGTAGGCGGCATACCTGCTGACCAATTTAGTTGCGATACACCATCAACTATATCAGTAGGAGGTCCAAATGTATCAGATGCTGCGTCAGTCCAAACGATAGAGAATGTCAATACTGAACCTACATCACCGTTTGATCCTTGGTGTCCGTTTGAATTTACGTTTGTTTGAATAAAATTGACGTTTGCATATGGTGCTGCACCTGCAGAATATTGCTTTTGAATGGTTTGGGCGCCAATTGTCTGTTGCCAATAACCTATAGCAACAGGAGGCACAAGAGTTCCAGTTCCACCAGCAGTATTCCCAGAAGCAGTCGTTGTATTATACCCAAAGCTTATAGTTCCGCATGCGGCACATAAATTTACCCATGACGTATTTTTATTATTTGTAGTTACTGGTGTATGTGTGAATGAGAAATTGATTGTTCCGCCAGCATTGAAGAAATATCTAGCTGCATCTCCAGAGGTAAAAGTGACAGTGACAGGAAAAGTTAATGCATTTTGCCAACGATTATTATTTGCTGCGCTGTATGCGGATGATCCAGATGCTGCAGTCGTTCTAGTAGTTACTTTGCCGATATTATTAGTGACTGTGTTGATATCTCCACTAAGAACTGATACGGCTTGAATTAAGTTACCTGTTGTTGGATTCGTCAGTGCAGAAATTGATGTGCCTTGATGATTTGCAGATGCAGTGATTTTCGAGAACATAGAAGACCATTGTGCTGCTGTTACTAATGTTCCGGTGGTTACCGGTGATAATACTGATCCTTGACCGTAACCCTTGCTTCCGTTGCCAACGCCCCAAATTGTATTAACGTTAGCGACTGAGTTGTTAGCTACACCATTTGCTGATCCAGTCGCGAAAGTGTTGTAATCCCCATTTGCGATTATTTGGCCTGTTGCGTAAGTCATGTATAGTTCCTATTCTTAATTTAACTATTTAACTTAACAATTGCTTCAACAATGCCTAATCCGGTAGTATCTTTATCTTCTAACGAACGACCAATAACATTAAATGCTGATGCCTCACCTGGTTGCGCTGCACGCGCTAAACCATTTCCTGCTGAAACTAGACGGTCGCCTTTCTTAACAATACCGGTGACATTAACTGGCACTCGACCATTAACAGCAACCGGTGGATGAGTATCTGTAGTTCCTGCGCCAGCATTCATTAGATATGCAGGTTGTGTGCTAATAACTCCAAAAACTGCTTCACTCAAATCTTCATTTGTCATAGTAATTTCATTGACACCACCTAGAGATACCACTGTTCCAGGCGCATATATTGAATCTGATTCGAAGCGTTCTGCCACGTCGGCGTAGAGTGCTTGGCTAGAAGTTCCGTTGAATGTAGTAGCATAAATGTTACTGAATACTAAACTTGGACTACCGATTGTTTGTGTATTTGTGGTAGTGGGCAATAATGCTGCATTCAATGTTACGTTGGACGTTGCACCTGCAATAGTAAGTGCAGGTGTCTGAGTTCCGCCTTTATTGACTTGAATATATAAATTACCATTCAAATCTGTATTTTGAATGTATGCATTTTGTGCGACGATAGAAAACTGCAAATCATTGCCAGCACCAACAGTAAGTCCTGTATTATTAACAACACCTAAAGTTCCTGTCGTAGATGTATTAGTATCTGAGCGCATGAACTGAGTTGCTAGTAATCCACCCACAGTATTAGAGTTTGTAGCCGTTCCAGTCAATTGAATTCCTGGAATAGCACCAGTTGTTGCTAAATTAAAACCAGGAGCAATAGTCGGGAAACCAGGGATAGTTGTCTGTGGTGTAAATAATGAGTCTTTACTTAAAATACCAACTGCGATATTACTTACATAGAAATAAACAATAACGTGACTAGTTGATGTTGTATCAATAACTGTGCTAACAATAGCGCCTGACTGACCAGTTGCTGAGGTAAATGATGGTCCAATCAATGTAAATGATGATCCATTGAATACATTCAACTGTTGATTGACAGTATCGAACCACAAATCTCCGATAACTGCACCGACAGGAGCAGTGGCTGATGCAGTTGAACTACTAATCGGTTTAAATGTAGTTCCTGTATAAACTTTTAGAACGTTATGACTCGAATCCCACCATAGCTGTCCCACTAGTGGATTAACAGGGGCAGTCGTATTTGCAAAGTTTTCTAGCAAATAAACAAAGTTTTCATCAATGAACTGGCCATAACCTGCGTAGTTTTTACCTACTAGTGTCAAGTTGGTTGTTGTATCAACTGTGCCATCATTAACTGTCGTTAGAGCGGCACCATTATAATGTGTTATTGTATAGGGCATTTAAAATTCCATAATCATAAGTGTATTTATGCTAAATTAGTCAATGATTGGATGCGTAATGTATAATCAATTTGCAACATACGATTCAGTGACTTTTGAACTGGACTAAAAATAACATGAGTTAATAATAATCCTGCTCCTGGTGTTCCGTTCCAACTTTTAAGACCCAACTCATCAAATGTAAATGTGTCGTTAAAGTTAGTTGAATTATCAAATGCTGATTGTCCTGATGGTTCTCCAAAATCCAACAAACAGGAAATTAAAATATCTGTATATACTTGTCCTTGCGAGTGATTTACTTGCATGAAATTCACTCCTGGATTAGGATTTAATGAACTTTGGTCATTAACCACTTTGTAATAAGTGTCATTATACAAACTAGCATTTTGTCCTGTAACATTAGGCGGCAAATAAGTAATGATACCAGTCGAACTGACGCTGGTTCCGCCATTACCAAAATGCATTTCTTGAATCCACCCAGTTGTTCTGTTTGCTAAGGTTAATGCCATTGCATTAGAAATATTTTCATAATGCACAGCGTTGTCTTTATCAACAAAAATTTCTTTTGAAATCGGATCAAAAATTTTAATGTGTCCATGGACACTCATAGGAATATTAATCATCTGTTCATGCCCTTATTTCGACAAAAACTTCATTTGTCTGTGGATCGAAGATTTTGATTTTGCCTTGTGTCAAAATACCCGACTTCTCGTCGGGTTTTTGATCTTTGGTCTTAACATCTTCATTAGGTTTAATAGGTTTTTCTTGCATAAAGAATATTTATCCTATATAAAATGTCGGTTGTTCCTTCAAGAATATTGCCTGGGTTGTCTCTGCATTTATCAATGATTGACCGTTAGATGGAGTAGTTGCGCCAGGCGCATACCAAGTAACTCCCGCAGCATTCGGTATTTCTTGACCCATACTTGCATCTTCAACTAAAGTTCCTACAGGAATAGTTGTTTGTGTTGCTCCTGTTCCTGCTGTTCCTCTTCTAATTTGTAGAAGTGCATTATTAGCTTTATCTATTTGCCAATATGTAATTCTTTCTCCGCCAATGAAGATTACGCCAGGGATTAATATCTCTACATTCGGAATTCCCAAAGTAGAAACATCCTTAACAAATATTTCTGTATCAGTTATATGTAAAGCTTGAACTAGAGTAGTTGTATTAGCTTGACTTAATCTCAAATAAGACCAATTGTCTCTCATATCCTTAAACATGCGGAATCCAATCGGAGATTGTTGAACAATTTCTGTCAGGCTAGTAATCACAACAATATCTGTTGGCTGAACGTTCAATTTTGAACTCAATGTGATAATTGATGGTGTCAATAATGAAAAATCGCTATAAGGGATCAATCGTCTTCCATTGAATGTAACAATCAAATAATTCAAATTAGCTGCGGGCCTGCTTAGTGCATAGTTAGGAACAATAAGCTCAACTGTTGATGGTGCATCAAAACCTGCTGTATCATAAGGTGCTGCTGAGAAACCATTTAATGTTGAAGCACCAATGATCTGTCCTCCCATAAACACTTGGGTTCTTATAGATTCAAGATCATCACATTGGACACTGATGATTGAAATAATATCACCGGGCACTAGTGTAACCTCAGAGGAATTAATAGTGAATTGATTGTTTCCGATTGGTGATCCCCCAGTCATTACATATTGCGCCCCAGTATTCACACCAATTGAAATTTGTGCTCCAACTGGTGGTGCAGTATGGAATTGAATCTGCCTTGGATTTGTTCCTGACGGTGGTAATATAGTATAAGAACTAGAAAAATACGGAACATTATTAATCCATATATCAAAGTCGCCTGGTTGAACGGTTGCTGGATTAATATTTTGAGTTCCTTGTGATGCAAATATAGTAGTTGTTCCATCGCCAGTGTAATACGCTGTATTAGTAGGAATCAATCTATTTCCATTACGATTTACAATGATAGAACCACCGATCGGTCCCGCATTGAAAATAGTCCTGTCCATGTTAATCACATATGACCCAGCAGTGATCGGGCCTGCAATAACTACTTCTTGAACATGAACTTCTGCTCTAGTCAAATGAGTGCTATACAAATGCACATGAACATTCAAACCGTTCAATGCGGCGGCAGTAATTGTTAATAAAGTATTTCTGCCGTCTGGCGCTGCTGATAACGTGTAAGCGCTAGTTGTCAATCCATTAAATAGAACCAAACTATCCAAAACTTCAGCATAAGGTGCATTTAATTCAATGACATTCGTATTGCCTGTCAGGATGAAGGTTTCAGCAAAAATCTGATTACCGCCTGCATCATCAATAACGTATATATAAACATTATCACTAGCTGCTAGTGGAAATTTAAATGTAATTGTTTTACTATTAAATGAAATAGTATAATTTACACCTGGAATTTGCATACCACCATTTTGAGTGAAAACTAAAACGTTATCACCTAATAAGTTCGTTGCAGCATATGAATATGTTTGTGTAAAACCTGTTCCTGGGTAGCTGAACAATTCAACAGGAACTCCCTTAGGATTCGTTGAATTAACTGTGGGATCATTAGTGACAACCTTAAAGTCTAATGTATCAAATACTGAACCAGGCACTAATTCTTCTGGAGCATGACTTGCGAATGCATCAATATACGCGCCACCATCAACAATGATATCAGCTGGACGAATTCCTAGTTCCGAATCTGTATATAGACTAGAAACCTCTACGTCATACAGAGAATCAGATGGAACTGGGAAACCTTCTGGCCCAATTTTAGTTGCATCAAACGGTTCAGAGTCAAATCCACCCACGTCCCAGACTGGAGTTTGTTCATATGTCAATCCAGTCATCTTTACGCCAGGGTAATCAATACCTGCTTGAACTTGATTTAAGAAATCGCCTGGCATTCCAGATGTAGGATCATATAATGCAGCAATCCTATCATTTGCATTCGTATAGCTTGAATCATTTAGTAAGAATAAGTATGTTGCATCAAATGTATTTCCTGATACAAATGATCCTTCTGTTTCATCAGATGATATTAATGTGTTATCATCTGATACTAATGAATCATCAACTGACCCATTGAAATTGACATTCACACCATACACTAAACCATTAAAAGTAATAATTTGATTTGTAGTAAATCTTGTATTTGGAGTCCATGGCACAACATTTGTATTATAGCTAATACGATCAAATTTCATAGTCAAATCAAATGATCGAATTAGATTATTTCCTATGATAGCGATTGCTGTTGCACCCACTCCACCACCGCCAGAAATTGTGATTGTAGGTGCTGTCACATAATTAATACCCTCTGACAATATTTCGATTGATGCGACTGCAGAGCCATTCATGATGGCAATTGCTGTTGCGCCTATGCCACCGCCACCAGTAACATAAACTGTAGGAGTGCTAATAAAGCCTGAACCACCATTAATCAATTCGATACTAAGTAAATTTTTAGACAGGTGATAATTATTCCACATTTCATATTGTGGTTTGGTATCTAACAAGAATTGATCGTTAGGTTGAGTTCCATTGGGACTTCTGTAGTAGCCTAAGCTCGAATCAAAATATGGTGGCAAATCAAAGTCAGTAACATCACCTAGATAAGTATCTTGCCAAGTATAATCTAAGACATAATCTCTAATCACAGTATGATATGGCAATACTTCATTTAAGTAATCTTGGAAGTATGTCTGATTATCAATTTGATAACTAGGAACCTGACTCAATTCACGAATTTGGTGCAGGATTGAGACAAAACTTGTCTTGAAAATCCAATCAACCCATTTTTGTTCAGACAGAATATAATTAACCATTCTGAAGAACAAACTGTTAGCATTGATTGCTAGATCATCCACAAAAATGTTGTTAAAAATACAATTAATAATATTCCTTGTTTCTTGAACAGGGAACTTGTCAAATGATTGCACATCAAATCGTTGATTATCCCAACCCAACTGGTTATCAATAAAATCATATAAGCTACTATCAAATTGAATCGTTGCATTATCTATTGCTAGAGTTGTATAGTTCCCAACAGAATTGAACAAGACGATTTCTGAATCTCCTGATCCATTATCGTTAATTTTAATTATATCGCCAGACTTAACAGTAGTTAAAAATGCAATATCAACTAAGGTATCTACAACAAAATCTGGTGTAGATGCAGGATTATAATCTGGACTATACCAAGTCACATATTGCCAAAACTGCCTAGTATCATAGCTCTGCATTTGAACAGCAACCCATACATTAGATTTTGTTTTAGCATAAATTGCCCAAAAGCCATTGAAATTAAAATCATTAGTTACGAGAACTTTGTAACCTACCGGTAGCGCAGCAATAGGCAAGAAAGTTAGTGTTTCATAGTTCGGCACTGTTTGATTGTAATTTACAACTCCATTGTTACTAGTCGCTGGAGGAATAGGATCAAATTGCTTAATAGAGCTTAAGTTTTTCGAGAATGCAATCTGATTAACAGCACATACAGAATTCACGTATTGAACTAAGACTTTCAATCCTGTGAGTCTATCTATCACCATGCTTTGGATCGGACGCAAACCTATACCATATTTCTCACTGACAGGTAATGTCGAATCAGGTACATTATTTCCTAGCTTATCTACACCAACAAGACTATCAGTTAATTTACTGATAATTTGTGGAGGAATATGACTAGAAACATTGCCATTTTGAACCAATTGATATTCATTATGAATTAAATTGTTAGAGACAGCATTGTTATATTCAATGTGAAGAATCGTGTCATCACTAGAAACGGTATTAATTACATTGTATAACGCAAGTGCATTAGTATCCAATATTGCAGCAAATTCAATTCCTTGTGCTTGAGGATTAGCAATGATTTGAGCAACAGAATTGACAGGCAACGTTTTTGGACTAGTGACATTTATAGAAGTCTTATTTTTTACCCAATAAAAATACGTAATAACTTGATTACCTGTTATTGAATCATATGTTATTTGAGAACTATAAACTGAATCATCTGCATGCTTAGGAACACCATCTCCAACCTGAGAAACATATTGGGATGGAAGGTATATAGTAGATACCCATTCATACACATCAATAGAACTGCCTGGCATCAATGATGCCCAATTTGCTGCACGATATGCCAAGTCACCTTGTTTATAATCTACAAACCTGACTGTATCTAAGTCCCACCATACCATTCCCACTTGCTCTTTGCCCCATGGAGCTAGAGGATTTAAAATCAAACCACTTTCTGTATTCTGGACCACTTCATATACAGCTGGATCGACACTAGCAGAAAAATCAATGTTTTGTTTTGCTTCACCAGGAATCATACCGAATAATGGATCAACTGTTTCTATATTCTGTAAAATAGTATTTGTTTGTTTGCTATAGACAAACATCTTATTAACAGGATTAGGAATGATAGGGGATGATTGTGAGCGCAATACTTCCCATCCTAGAGTCCCTGAAGAATTCACATACTGTTGGACTGTTCCCGCTTGAGGATTTCTATCGAACGCATTAGGAGATCCCACAAAAATGTCTGTGCCTGAACTATCTATCGCTGATCCGAACAAGTCTCCAGATACTTGAACACCAGATACAAGTTGTTGAACTTCTACATACTTTCCTAAATTAGAACCGTCAATATCTGGCTCTAATTCAAATACAAATACACTTCCACTAGGAATACCATCTACAAAATGTGTAGTCGTCTTGTCAAATGTGGTTGTTTTAGTATCAAATGTAGTATCCTCATATGTGCTTGCGAATGGACTACCCACCATCATTTCCGTACCACCTGCCTGTATCGCTACTTTGTATCCGAATCTAGCATTTGACGTAATGATAGGATTAGTAATTTGTTGTATCTGTTGTATAGGAGCAAAACCTAAATTTTTATACGTGTTTCCTAGTACTGGTCCGATCGCAAGTTTATTTGAAACTGCTGCTGAACTACTAGTAATTACTAGCATATTGTTTAACGCTGATGCAGTGATTCCGGTGATTTTTGCAGAATTAATATTAGTCGCAAAACCACTCAAAGTTGCATTCGTTACAGTAACATAGAATCCATTAATGGAAATAATGTCCCCTGCTATCAACGTTGGATTTGTAACTGACGATAAAGTTCCGGTACTAGAACCCGCATCGATGTATCGATAAGCTGCACCAGAATAATAAATTGCTTCATCTGTTTCATTCGGGGCGCCGACAATTAAGTTTCCACTAAAATCATCGTATGCAATTGATTGGCCGAAATTGACAGTTTGTTGTGTTGTATTTCCTCCCAATTTTTGAATCTGATTAAAGTTTCCATACACAACTTTGACAATAGACCCCGCAGCTGGCGCATTTAAGAATACAATAGTATTGTTAGAAGTATTAATAATAACATTATATGTATTAGGATTAAAAATATTTGATGGTTGATATACCCCATCAATGGTTACTGTCACGTTATTTGATATAGGAAGCGTAGGAACAACCACGGTTGTCGAACCGTCCATTACAAATTGCTGTCCCGATCTTGCGAAACAATATACTGCACCAGCTTTAAATTCATGAGAATTCCCAACATTGTTGGGAGCAGAAACATACAATCTATTACCCAATGCATTACATGTTAGATCAAATCCAAACATATCATTTAGTGCTGAATCTGCTGTTGTAATAGTTGAAATATAGTTATAAAATTGTGTCGGTTGAGTAACAATCACATTTGTTGTGGGTGCTACGTTAAACACGATATTCGTACCGCTAATGGTATAATCTATATTAGGTACGTATGCGATTAAGCCGCTGTTATCTAAAACATTTAATGAATTTATACTGATCGGTGTAAATCCTAATGCAAAAGTAGTAGTTACATTGTCTGCGATCAATGTAATTTGATTATACGCTGCACCTTGAACCAGACCATAAACATATACTTCATTAACATTTGGTGCGCCTATAAACAAATATGATCCATCAGATGACGCGCATATACTTCCGCCGAAATTACTTAGCACACCGAAATCAGGTGCTACTATAGTTTGTGTAATTACGAATCCAGCGTTTTTGATAATACCCGCATATACATATCCTGTTCCACTTCGGCTTCCAGGCGCGGATGCTATCCAACCTACCGGAGTATTGATTACTTTTTGTCCTAGATTTGCTATCTGTGTGCTTGTAATTTCAAGTTCTTGTGCCGGAACTAAACTTCCTGTATTAGATTTTACAAACAATGCAAGAGTACCACCATTAGCATTAAAACCTTGACCTGGTGCGCCCACTAATACAAAATTATTTGTAGAAGATGCTGCGATAGAAGATCCAAAGTTTGCTCCTATATTTGTAGTAAATCTTGATAGATAATTAGTAAAATCGAATGGACTCTGTTTTTGCAGCACTGCCCATTGTCCTAAATTTTGATAATTATCAACCCAAGTCATATCACCATCAAGCCATGCATTTATAGGAGTAAATGAAGACATATCTGATGCTACAGTAAATCTAACACTTTGCAATGTGAATACTAAGCCAGTTCCAGTAGCTTGGATAAATCCTGTCAGGCTAGCTGAATAAGCAACCAGAATATTCTGAAGATCAACAACTTGCAATACTTGATAAAATCCATCAAATGCAGTGCTAAAATTCTTTAATGCAATAATTTGTCCCACAGTAAATTGGTGATATTGTGCAAATGATAATTGAATCAATCCATCAAGTGCATTAGATACCGTCTCACAAGTTACACCTGTCTCAGAAACCCTGAAAACATTCCAATCATTGCTGAAGTCTTTCGCAGTCCAAATAGTATATCCACTGCCAATATTTGGAATCACGTTGTCAATAGAAGAAATGTCAGTGATATCAAAAATGATTGCATCAACATCACTTGGCCTTACATATCCAGCAGTGGGCAACTGTTGTTCGACAGGGGTTCCTGGCCCAATTATAAATGGTACCGAATTCCAATCCAGTGGTGCTGAATATAATTCTGACGGTGCATAACTAACAGCCGGAACAACGCTATCAGAAGTATCTACAACTGTAGGATTAAATTCAATGATCTGTGGATTTCCTGTAAAGGTAGCACTGTTCAACTGAACTTCTACATCCAATTTCGTTTGGGTTGCTCCGAACGATCCCACACGAATTGCCCACTCTTCGAACAATTCTACATTACTGCTTAGATTTCCGAAGTTTGCACGCGTAAATGCATCAACTGCTGTAGTCGTTCCTTTTTGTTTAATAAATCCTTGATAGAACTTAATTTGACTACTACTTTCAACATCAAGATCCGTTAAATAAGTTCGTGGTCTAAAGCCAATTAATCCCTTAGCATGCTCATCTGCTTGATCATTAAAATTCACATAATCAACATTGTAAAAATTTTGATATTGCTGTGCAGTATTTGCAAAGTTAGGAATCAAACCAGTCTTAATGACTGTTGAATCAATCTGTTGCCATACATTAAAGTTAAATGTGGAGCTAGGATAAACAATTTGTTTAGCTGTATAGAATACACCCTTAAAGCTTACTAAATCGTTTGTATTATATGTTGCATTAGGATTCCACTCTTGAACATTATTTTGATTAATAAAGAATCCTGGAGTAGATAATGATCCATTCCAATCTGTAGTCTTATAACCATTCAGCTTTACGCGGAATTGTCTATCGCTTGTTACAGGTTGATAGATGATGTCATTAAACGATGTGATATTATCAAATACCAACACATGTTCCCATTGGACTAAATTAACAGTCAATAATCCTATCGTAGTTCCATCAACAACTTCTACTGCAAATATATTAGGAGATGCTGAAGAGTCACGCAATATTGTGTAACGAGTATTATCTACAACATTAAAATTCAAATCTAAGATTCTAGCGCCGAAAGCATTATCCTGCAAAGAATCTGCCACTGACAATGTTGATAATAATTGCAATTTATTTGCCACTGGACTCAAAACAATGGCACTGCCCAAATCCCAACCCTGTTGGCTCCAAGACAAAAATTCATTCGCACTTAGGTACCAATCTTGTTGTTGATTCAATGCTGAACTTCTATCTGAAAAATTAAATCCGACTGCATTCAAATATCGTTGATAGCTGACTAAGAAATCCACAAGTTGTTGTTTAGTAGTGAATGTAGATCCGTAAGCAACTGACATTAATACAGGATCATAGTCTTGATATATTGTTGCTGTAGCACCAGCTTGTGAAATAGTTACTGAATTTCCACTTGAAATGCTAGGAACTATATTGAAGAATGGTGCTGTCGTATCATATCCTCTCACAGAATAGCCAGCAGAAGTTAGTTCAACAATAACAGCACTATACGTTGCTGTGGTTATTGGGGCAGATTTAATCAACGACACGCTGTAATTATCAACTGGTACTAAAATACCTTGAGTAGTTACTGCAGGAGTATTTTGTTCCAAAATTACATTCAAATAATTTTGATCAGTAAATGCTCCCATTTTATACGCCAATTGGATAGTCATTGCATTGATATCAGACAGCAATGTTATTGATGGATTAATACCTTGAGTTCTAATATAATCCGCAATCCAGTTTGTATAACTTGCTTGTCTAACAATACTACCGTTGAGTGTAGTTCCATTCAATGATACATCAATTTGTTTGAATCGCTCATTATCCGTAAATAAAAATTGATTAAGTGAAGAATTTTTTTGGTATCCATTATCAATTAGTAACCCAAAATACTTAGCGGGTTTAGCTAATGCAGCCAAAATTTGCAAGGAGAATGGATATTCACTAGAACTTCTCCAAGAGTATTCTGGTGGTGCAATATCACCGAATGAATAATTCGCATCTGCTAACGTCGAATCAAAGTTTTTTGTAATGACTTGAGTGGGAGGTAGCAAATTACCCGCTAGATCGACTGGAATGTATTTTGACAATCCTGGTCTAGCATATAATGGGTTTATGCCTATATTATTTCCGCCAGCAATATAACCTGCTTCTAAGTCTTGCCACAGTAAAGTGTTGCCTTTAGTATATGGTGCAGGACCGTATTGGCTAATCCACCAGCTTGGAATTTGCGAGAATCCCAACATTTCCCACGGACGAGAGTCTGGATGAGTTGTATCATAGAAATATTCATAGATGCCTCTCCAATAACCACTAAGTGCTTTGCTATCCTTATCTAAGAAAGAACTATAGTTCCAAGTAAATGCATTACTATTTTGAAACCATTTATTGTCAGTGTAATCTACTTTGTTAATTCCTGCCCAAGTTAAGAACTCACCAGATAAAATTTGATTTATTTCTGCAATAGAATAATCAGTAGTTCTGAACTTACCAGGAATTATTGCATTGATATCAAGTTTATTTGTATATGTTGTTTTGATATTGTTATAGATGCGTAATTCAAGTTCCAACAATAATTGATCTCTAAAATCACCGAACGATGGTGTATAGCTACCATCGTGCCCGATAATAACATTCATAGGAGTTTGATACGTATCATCTAGTGTAATTTGAGGAACGAAGGATGGATACAAACCCAATTTAGTCGGAGTTTCTGGAACCAATGAGCCATCCGTACTAGAATAATCAACAATATCGATTACATCGCCTGCAGCAAATACAATATTATTAAACTCAATAACTGCATTGGTTTTACTAAACTGATAATTAATTCCTTTAACTAATTGAGTTCCGTTATGATACACTAATACTGCTCTATTAGATAATGCAGTTGGATCAAAAATTGCAGAAATATTATAATTTAATTGCGTAGGATTAGAAATATTATAAGTTGTTGTAACTCCTGTAGTTCCGTAAGGAATCATATCACTATAGTAATATGGGAATGAAATATCTTTATTCGCATTAATATATTTCATTATAGTATCAATTGCTACTGGAGCAGTTAATTGATCTATATCACCAATGGTAATTGCCGCTTGCAAGAATTTTATCTTGAACGTATTATATTCATATCGTGCTTGACGAATAGCATTAACAAAATTATAATTATTGTTCAACAAAAACAATTCAGCATATTGAAGTCCAGCACTATTCTGAATAATTTTCCCTTTGTATTTGTATATGTTAGGAAAATCTCGAAGATTTTGTGTTTCTACTCCTGTTCCGCCATAAGTTAAATTAGGCGATGATACATTGTCGCTAGAATACAGCATTGTATCAGCATCAAATAATGTTGTATCAGAAGTTAATATTTGATTTTGAGTATTTTCAGCAAATGCGAATACATTAGTTTTTTGTGAAGAAAACTGTGATACATTATCAGAAGTAACGATTGCTGTATCAGATGTAATCTGTGTTGTGTCAGAAGTATCAACGACTGCTGGTGAATAATTTGCAACTGCAAGACCAGGAATAATACCCAATGATTGTGTCGCTGAGATAAATTGCTCGCTAATATGATTTCTGTATTGTCCTAATGTAACTGTTCCGATGGTCGCATTTTGTGCATTATCTTCTAAGTTGTCTGGGATTTCATAGTAACCAATTGATGTTGATTCTTGGCTATAGATAAAAATATCCACTTTATCACCGGCAGTCAATATAACATTTAGAACAACAAACAAACCAGCATCAAGTTGTTCAATAGAATAAAGATCATTTTCAACAAACAAATCATTTACATACAACAACATATTTTCAACCAAAGTTGAAATCTGTGGTGTTATATCGATAGCGAATTGAGTTGCTCCGCCTGTATAGGTATATGTGAAATGTTGATATTGTTTGCTATCTTCTATCGCCGTAGACCAGACATTTCTTAAATCATATCCTAAAACTTCTGCTGAATTTGTTTTATGCAGGAATCCTATATTGATATTTTTAGTGATAGTCAATCCATTACTCAAATACGAGAATGTATCAGTATCAAAAAAGTTTGTAAATTGAATATCTCCTACATTATTGAAAGTTCTATGTGTAATAGGGAATCCTAGTGCTGAGTCAGGATTTCCAGAACCAATGGTATATCCGAAAATCTTTGTCCCTATGAACGTTGTTCCTGGATATAACGCTTGATCCGTAAAACTATTTCCATTTGTATCGAAAACATCAAATAAAATAGGTTGATTAACAGAAAATTTTTCTTGATTAGATACCCAATTGGTTCCGTCATAATGCATCGAAACGCCAGCATAACTAAATCCCTCTGATATAATAATGTTTTGACCTTCTTCTGCTACTTCTACTGGTGTCAAATTCAACTGAGGATTGGATCCTGCTGTAACTGTAATTAGCTGAGCTTCATACACTGTTTTTCTAACTGTAGGATCTGTTGCAGCAGCAAATATTACTTTTATACCATTGGTCAAATTAACTCTATCAACATAGAATCCTAATTTACCTTCAACTTGCGAAAATGGATCAGTAACAGAAAAATCGATCAAATTGATAACGTCGAAAAACGATGATCCACTATTTACAAGTTGATAATTTTTTTCAAATTCAACAATAGGTCTGACCGCACGTTTCGTAGGATCTAATACTAACGAAGTGCTATTATAATTTGCAGCAGATTGCAACACATCAACGTGGAACCAACGGTTTGATCTTGCCCATGGATTTCTATCTTCACTAGATCGTTGCATAGTGAGATAATCTGGTTCTGTCAAACCGATGACTGTATTTGCGTATGCCTCTGGAGTAACAAGTGTATTGACTGGAACCAACTCAATGGATTGTCCTACACCCTCAACATAATATGCATTAAATTGATAATTCGATGGAGAAACATCATCCCCAAAAATAATTTTTAATCCATTTGTGAATTGCACGCCATCTGGGCTAGTATATGTTGTCCTTCCTAGAATTTCATTAGTTACATCAATAATTGCTGATGTAGGAGTATTAACGATGTTAATAACTCCAAATTGTGTAGCATCATTGCTAGTTTGATAATACAACTTTTGAAGATTCGCTGTAATGACAGGAATCAATTCGAAAGAATTATCATAATTCGTGCTTCTAGTAAACTCTCTGTTAGCGTAAGTATCACCCTCAAGGACGTGAACCTTTTGTCCAATTGGTACTACATTTAGTGGTGATAAGCGAATATAATTATTCGTATCCACAGTGAGCAACCAAGTCCCGAATCTTTCAGATGATGGAACTACAGTATGTGTCTGAGTGGATGTCCATGCTGAATCAGCATTCGTTTGATTCGAGAAAATGATTATTTTATTATTAACATAGCGAAGGCCATCAATTCCATCGTAATTAGAAATAATAGTATTGAGCGGCATATCAGCAATTTGCGCATATGTTAAATCTGATGCAATATTAACTGTTGCAGCGACTGTCATGTTGATATAACCATCCTGAGCATCTGCTTGAGGCACAGTGAATGTTACCGTCTGAAGTGAGGAGGCGCCATTATTGCTTACACCATCAATTTGTCTAGTAGGAACAGTAGTTAATACAGTATTAAATCCGCTAAGGCCTGGCTGTGTTTGAATCCAAAAATTTTGAACATCTGTATTTAAAACAAAGGAATATGATCCTCCTCTAGAGAGATTCAGAGTAGGATTTGCATCATTTCCAGTTTGATCAAATTGAACATGGTTTGCTTGATTGTTTGACGATACTAAAAATGATTCATTTAATGGAACAGTTACTGTGCTTACATTAACGACTGGAGGACCCTCAGGAATCCAATAGTATTGGAAGAAGTTTATAAATTTATCTTCATCAATCAATGGGTTGAAGTTATAGTATTCGTTTTCAAACAGTCTAGAATGATTGTTAGTAGGAACGTTATAGTTCGCTAACTTATTAATCAAGTCAGGATAAGTGGTAACTGATGATACTAAACCAATGGTTTTGTCTGTAATAACAAGACTAGGTTCTAATTGATAATTAGTTCTGTCCGTTGTTGTTTCGACAACATATCCATCACCTTGCTTCCATGTTGGTGTAAATGTTCTACCTACAAAAGCACTAATCTTTTGTAGTTGTGGTTCCGTAGTTAATTTATCTAGGGTTGATCCTAAAAATTTTCTGTTTGTATCAGTGCGGAAAATACCTGGGAGAAAGTCTAAACTGCGCAATGTAGCCATAGGTTTATCAAGTTAATATCTGTTAAAGATATTTATGCCATAAAAAAGCCCACTTTTTGAATCTGTGGGCTTCTTTTTAGATTTACTAAGTGAATTTAACTAAAAATAACATTACTAGCTTTGATTTGACTTGCTGTTATAGAAGAAATAATTTGAACATTTGCCACAGTTGCTGCTGAAATTAAAATTTCATTGAAGTTTGCATTTACTTGCATCAAACTACCAAATGATTGATTATTTGCTGCAGGAACTAACAAAACTGAGCTAATTTCTGATGCTAACTGTGTGTGTAAATATGCCGCCAAATCAGAATAATAAAATGTCTGGCCAAAATCCCAATTGCTTATAGAGAAATAATTATTAATAGCACCAATGATGCTAGTCTGTACTTCATTCGGCGTAGCATTTGTAGAAGGGTTCATAACTACTAGGAAATTCGCTTGCAATGACGGATCTGCCTTAGATCCAAATAATGGCTTATACACTGCACTATTAAAGATCAGTTCATCACTTATCATCTTAAAATTATTCAACGAACTATATGCATCAAATAATTCGTCTGTTGTGGGAGCACTAGGTTCCGTCACTGTTCCTGTGGTGTCTTGAATCCAATTTCTAAAGGCTGTATCGAATGATTGAGTGAGCAAATAGATGTCAATCAAATTCATAGGGCTAGGATCAATGCGTCTATTGCCTGGCGCATTATGTTTGTATTGGAAATACAAACCATAACGACCTACCCTAGTGATATAATTTGTTACAATATTCAATGTAGTTGCCGTGAATAATCCTGTTACTGAATTTATTGTATTTGCAGATTGATAAAACACTCCTTCACTAGTAGCATAAAATACTGTTCCTATTGCGAAGGTATTTACTGCCGATTTGATTTGTGCTTGAGTTGCATATGCATTAATGATTACGCCTGGAGCGACTGGAGTATATTTAATATATCCACCGTAAGTAGTAGATTGCTTAAAAAACACAATTTTGTTATTGACATTTACCGTAGGATTTACTATGTTTATAAAAAAATCAGGATTATCAGGAGCACCATTACCATTTATGCTACTGAATGTCACCTTAACTCTGTTCGGATCGACAAAACCATCACTTGCCGTAATTGAGTTTAATACTGAGCATGAGATATCATTCGGGAATCCAACTGAAGTGTCAGGCTGCGCATTAATTTTCAATACATTGATTGTATCTGCAACTACTTGACCTGTAGATGAATCATATACTTTTGCTAGTGGATCAAAATAAAATGTTGTTTCACTAACACTTTCAAAGATATAAGCTAATCCACGATAAAATGCATTATAACCAGTTGATGTTGGTTGAAACCAAATTAACCAACTGTTGTCTAAATTTTGATTTGATGTGTCTCCTGCAAATTGCAATGAAAATGGCGTGGTTGTGTTCAAATTTTGAGAATTTATAATCACTAGGGAACCAGTAGAAACATCGTATCTGATACCAAAAGTAACATTAGTAATAAAATTAGTTAGCATAGTCTTGCTAAGCGATGACGAAATTTGAAATTGATATTGAGGAATAATAGAAGTGACAATTGCGTTAGTCGGCAATACGCCATCGATTACAACAGGCCCGAATCCTGTAGATAAAATGCCTGTTCCGTTAGCAGTTCCATCTCCAGTAACTGCTCCTATTTGAAAATACAATACAGTTGAATCACCTGGATTCACCGGAGAGCCACTAGTCAGCAAACCTGCAGTTGAAAAATAAAATCCTGTGGGCGCAGTAAATTTAAGTAATGATCCTTGAGTAATATATTTGTTATTTGTTTGAGAAAAACTTCCCAACTCAACAATTTTTCCAGTAGAATCTGTGAAATATCCTGTCGTATTACTAGTCGTTGCAGTCACTTGATTCCAAGTCAATGCAGAGGAAAATCTAGGAAAATTTGCATAGAAAAATTGGAGCATTTCTGGACCTTCTAGTGCTTCTTGAATTTCACCTGTAATAATGTTGTTGATATCATTATTGTTAGTAAAACTAAATGCAAAAGATTGATCATCTTCTTCTTCGTATATGATGCCATCATCACAAAACACATTAGTGCTACTATATGTTCCTGTCACATCGATTACATCAATGAATCTACTAATGCCGCTAGACACACGATTAACAGCTTTGGCTTTTACAATTGTGCTGAAGGATGTGTATGGTAAAATGTTATAATCTTCACCATTCACCATTCGATTTTGTGTATAATACTGCTGCGGAGCTTTTAGTTTAATATCTGCTAATGATTCGCGACTAGTTGCAGTAGAAACTGTGTATTGTAGGCTAGCAGTCACCGTCATCGTTTCTATTCTACCTAGCCTACTAATATAATTGACAGGCACAACAATTCGTTGCATTTCAGTAGGGCTAATAACATATGTTAAACCGTTGCTAATACGATAGTAGACTCTAAACGTTCCTTGGGGAATATTCGCAAAAACACCATCACCAAATACTAAATCAACCTGATCATTTGCTCTAGAAACAACTTGATAGATATTTCTATTTGTCGCAGCGATACTGTTAAACGCAATATTCACTCCAGAAACTGCAGGGACTTGCTTCCACAGTGTGGATGGATTATTATTTGCATCAAGTTGATACAACCAAATGTCTGTATTATTGATATTATCAAAATTTACGCTAATGACACGATTAGTCAAAACTTCAGTGATATTAAAATCTTGATATGCAAGGGTTCCTTGTGTAAATCTGACAAAGAAACCTGTATTAGGACTTGTGTTTCCTGCATTATCATTTTGATAAAATAATGAGAATGGTGCGCCTGGAGTCGGATTCACTTCTGCTATAGTTCCAGAATTTATATCTGTTCCTGTCACTTCAAACGATGTATTAGTTCCATTGACTTTATTTTGAAACGAAAACACAGGTAATACGTTTGACAACGAATTCACTTGATATACATTTGTAGAAATGTTATTTACTAGATTAGTGGCAGCAGGGGTGCCAACTTTTTGTGCGGGTGAAAATGATGCATTCAAAATCGAATTAAACTGTTCTTGCCAATTAAGATTCGATGCATCATTCCAATTTACTGAAATGTTTGCGATATTGTTCCCTAAACTATCAATGACACTTTCCGTTGTTGATAGTGAAACTATTTTCATCTGTCCGTTTGCAGGAATATTTCTACTTGAATTGTAGCTTACCAGGCGCGCCAATTTCAAGATGCTGTCTCTACGTTCAGCAGTATCAATAAAATTTTCTCGTGAATTTAAATCTCCACGGAATGCTAAATTCTGACCGAAAAATGCGATCAATTCAATTAATGCGATATATTCACTGCTATCAATGAAGTCATTGAAATTTTCTGCATAGTTCAAGCGCAGATAATCGATCATCGCTTTTCTGATAGTTTGAAAGTCATATGATTGAAAATCAGCCTTACTAAAGGCTTGATAGATTTTCGTCCAGTCATTTACTGCTTGTAGATTTTGTGAGGCCATGTATTAACCCGATAATATGAATATTTATCTTGATTCTTTAAGGCTAATTTTAGTTAAATTGTGGTTACTGTAGAGAATAATTGCTGATTTTCATTATAAAAACTTAGCAACATATTTGCGGTTTGATTTGTGGGTATGTATGTCAATGTGATTGCTAGTTGAATACCTTTGTTAAATTGCGTAACGACGATATTTGACAATGAAACACGAGGGTCATTTCCAGCGATGGTCTGAATATCTTTAACCATTGCTGATTTCACATCTTCAGTGAAATTTTCAAATAGTAGATTCCAAATGATGGTGCCATAATTAGGATTCATTAATTTTTCACCTTTTCGGATGTTAAAATTATTTAGAATATCCCTAATAACTAAATCTATGTCAGACAAAGTAAATTTCTTTGTCTGACCGATGGTTGAAAAACCTATATAATTTGCCATACTAATATTTAGCTAGATCCTGTTCCTGTCGTTGATGCAGCACCTAGAACAGTTACTCCATATTTCCCCTGATTGAAATATTGTGACCCTGTTGTTCCGAAAGCATCTGATCCTGCTCCAGTATTTCTCCACTGGTTTGCACCGCCGGCACCCAATAGATGTCCAACCTGAAGCATACCTCCTACAGTTCCTGGATCATCTCCAGGTTGAATTGCGCCATTCTTAATCATTGCATTATAGTTGCTTTGAGTGTAATTTGTCATAACAGTTTCTTGAACATTAGGATTATTCAAGAAATCTTGTGCAGAATTGATTCCGTTATGCCCAGTCCATGCTGATGGATCATTCACTACTGCATTGCCTTCAGCATTATATGATGCAGGTGAAATATAGCCTTGACTTACTAATGCTGCTGCTCCCATCTGATACTTTCCTAGAAAATGCCCGTTTGAGCCACCTTGAACACTATAATTATCTCCGCTTTCATTATATCCTACTTGGGCTAAGTATGCTTGCGTTTGCGCTGTAGATAACGTTCCAAGAGCTTTACTAGGAATAGGTTGATTTTGTAATACTGATAACGGTGCGCCCTTCTTGACTCCTTTACCTACTTGTGTTTTTACTGCATCTTGTGTTATTGTTTGCCCATTCTTAGTAACAGGGACAGTTGAGGTAGAACTAGCAACTGGTGCAGTTCCTGCAGGATCTACAGGTCTTTTCCATGGTTCATGCGTAGGAATTTTTTGAGAAACAGGATCACTTAATGACGGGGCGGATGCTACTGGGGAACCTCCTCCATCATTTAATCCTATATGACTAGCATTAAAATTTAATGTTCCTGGCGATGTAACATTTGTTCCTGATCCACTGGACATGTTAAGCTGTGCGCCAGCCTTAAACAATAAATTGCTACCAGTTGTAAAATTAGTATCAGATTTACTATTCGTATATAGATTATTTCCTTGTAATTGCAGATTTCCTTTAGCATTTACTTGGAAATTACCGCCAGCGTCGATCCTAACATCTTTATCAAATTTCATGTTTAATGATCCGTTAGCGTGCAAATTAAAATCTCCTTGCACAAACATGTTAAAATCGCCAACGTTAGTCAGTTCAATCCATACTGTTCCTTTGGCGTTAGCAATATAAACTACTCCGCCATTATCATGCATTAAAAATTGGTGTCCAGATGATGACCTCAATCTAAACAATTGATTGTCACCAAACACGTCACCGTCATCCATTACAAATGTGTGGCCACCTTGACGTGCTGCAACATCAAAATCAGATTGTTGAAATGTTCCATTTTGCAACTTTGCAGCGAATTCAGGGTCTTGTGCTAAGTCGGGGTCGCGGCGGCCTGGCGAGCTTATTCCAAATACAGCGCCTGGAATATCTCGTTGGCTACTACTTGTAGTTGTCCCTCTAAGTGTATCTTTGTCTAAACCTTGAGTTTGCAAAATTTGATATTGGACAGTATGTAAAGGATGTGGGTTATTTAAAAAATCTGTTTTCTTCGCTTGTGCATCAATTTTATCATTAAATTCTACTACAGGTGCATTGGGTGCTGCATTGTCTGCAACATTAGTGCTTGCGGCAAGGCCAGGCACCATATAATGATTCGTTCCGTCAGGAACACAAGCAAACCAATAACCTCTATTTGGGTCGCCATTGACAAACATAACTAATACAACTGTTCCAGGATCAGGTGGCACAAACCACATACCATAACTTTGTTTAGTATAACCGAATTGATTTTGTTCTGTCTGTTGTGAACTTTTACCTGTATTAGGATTAACTACACCATAAAAAGGAGTAGCATAACTAACTGTTCTCCAAAATGTAGGATCTTCGGGATTTTGTGTTGAGGTGCTTGTATCATTTGCACCCAATTCTGGGATATACACTTGCAACCGACCATGGCGTGCAGGATCAACCACGTTTTTAACAACTGCTTCATATGGACCTGCATCAATTCTCACACCAGGTGCAAGATTTCTGTCGTAAATATCATTCTGCTTACGACCAACTCGTTTATCTAACATTGTTTAACCTTTATTGTCGTCTATTATTAGGATTTTGAATTACTAATACATTTAATTCTGGATTCGGCATAGCGCCTTGTCCTGGAGCTAATATATCCGATACCGTTCCAGTAAAGTCACTAACAAACGGAGTTTGCCCTACCTGCACCCTATTTGTGGGCGGTGGTAAATTAGAAACTTGATCAGTTGCATTACTAACCAAATTATTCAAAGTGGATATTGCACCATTTCCAAATGATGCTCCAGCTAAAACAGAAGCATTAATTTGTGTAGAATTTATACCAGATGGAGTGTCATATCCAGTAACTGATCGTTCTGCACTTGTATCTGATGTTGTTGTTCCTTGTGCAGTGTAATCGTTAGTTTGATTAGGTAATCTAATCATACTTAGTTTTTGTGTAAATTGTCCTGACACAAAGCTGGATGTAACTTGCAATACTCTATATAAGCCGTCAAACACATTATTAGTTGCTTGATATGTTGTTTTAGAAAGCAATCCAGTATTCATATCATAATCACCAGCAGATTTAAACGTTAATCTAACATCCACTTCTCCAGTATCCATTGGAATGGAACCCTTCAAATTTGTGATATTGTTGCCCACATATAAAATATCATCTTGTTTAATAAAATCAGGGTCACCAATTATTTCCATTGATACAGACAACATATCTGCTTGCGCTTTAGACAACAAATTAGCATGCAAGTCAGCTGCCATAGTTGTTTTAGTATCTTTAAATGCATATCCCGGGGCAGTAGCAGACATAATACCTGCTACTGGCTGAAAACTGCTGGGACTCAAATTACCTTGTGTTGCAATTAAATTGCTTTCAACCTGAGGATTATTGTTATCGGTTAGTGATTGTGAAGAGGTTGCCTGAGCTTGCGCTGGAAATGCAGTTACTGCGGTATAAAATAGTGCCTCGAAACTCAAATCTAAATTGATAATACTAGTATTTTCTCCAGTGAATAAGTATTGATAATCCTTAACATACTTACTTGCTTTACCTTGAGGGGCATATGGATATCTCACATTAAACATAGTGTATTTGTTTATATAATATGTGATCTTTTTTGCATACTTATTTCTAGTTTTATCAAAATCCAATAGTTGCACTTGTGTGGTAATTCTCCAATGTTCATATGGTTTATTTTGATTGTTTGTTGATGATCTTGGTGTTTCAGATGCTTGCGTTCCGCTTGTTGGATCCGTCAATTGATTTGTCATATAATCACTATTTCTAATAATGTTATTGATTAAATCAATTATTGATGTGCCTGCATTTATTCTGAATGTGTTTGTTGTATAATCAACAGTATAAGAACCTTGATTTTGGGAACTCTGCGCACCTTTGAGTTTGTAATCCTTTTCATCTTTATCATTCAAATATTGAACATTTTTAATATCTGTTCTTGATGGGATAGTGAGTTTCGCACTAGCGATTGCTGGATCAAATACAAACACATATTCATCCTGCTTTTGCATAGACTTATTTTGGACTAAATTAGCATTCCATTGATTCAATGCATCCTTTACACCAGTGACTATCATCGTTTGACTAGATGCATCTGTAGTAGGTCCAGGATTAGTGCTTTGTGCATTAAGTAGTGCTTGTGTCTGGTTATCTGTTGTAGCTCCCTGGAGTTGCTGAATTCTCTGTGCCAATGCCACAGTAGTTGATTCTTGCCTATTAGTTGATGTGTTTGCCGGCTTCGCCGCGGTCGCATTGAAAAAATCATTTATTGTAGATGCAGAAATTTCAAAATTAGCTGGAATTATAACCTGAGTATCATTATACGCAGCATGATTGACAGGAATTGCATCAACCTTATACACAGTTCCTTTCTCATTATAATTAATCTTCATACTAATCAAATTGATAGGTATAATTTTAGTTGTCCCAGGAATAGGATTTACAGGATTACCATTCGAATCATATCCGACAAAATCAATTTGAAATATATATGGCATGCTGATGTAATTATGTCCGTTTATGGACGCTGTGCAATCGATCAACCTATTCAACAGAGTGCAACCATATGGTTCTATAATGTCAAATTTCATACTTATTGCATTTGACCCTCTTGTCTCAGCATTTAAGCCAATTACTGTGTCAATTTCGACATTTTCGAAATAAAAATCATCTGTAAATAATGAATTTCTAGTAAAAGTGTTATTGCCATATAATCCTGCACTAGCAATCAACACATTTGACGGCACAAAGGATTCTGGATTTTCGATCGTATTATTATACGTGCCAGGAGGGACCATCATCAAAGAAAATCTATAAGTATATGTAGGATAACTATCTAAGATATTTGGTTTAGGGGCACTGTTTGACGCTGCTTTTCCGCTAGAAGAAATATCTGAAATAGCTAATTGTCCGAAGCCTGCATCCACACCAAATAGCGAGCCAGGCAGATTACTTGCTGATACAGAATTTAGCGTTGTGCTATTCAGCAATGCTGCTGATGAGGATGTATCTGTTCCGTTTGGTGTAGTAAAATTGTATGACGATGTTTGTGTTGTAGTAGCAAATAACCCAGGAGAACCTGGTTGTCCTGATATAGAAGATGTATTAACACTATCTGATGTATTAGTCAATCCAGTCGAAGGATTTTGTGGGATAGGTGGATTATTTAAACCCCTTCCTAAATCGGTTCCGCCTGGCAAGGGCTCGCCACCAGTATTAATGTTGTTTATAGCACTATCAGTAAGCTGCCCTAGACTATTAGTTAAACCAGGCATCTTAAATTCCTAATGCAGTCGTTAGAGTTTGCTTCGATGGAAGTTGTATATTCACACCTGATACGAAATCCCCGATAGGATCTTCTATAACATTCGGATTTCTAACGGCAAATACCCACCACAAGCCTGCATTTCCGTATAAGTCAAATGCCAAAAGGTCTGGGCGAAATTCGTAAATTTTATTGATCTGAAATATTTTATCATCTATATATTTCGGAAAATTTCTAAAATTAATAACATCTAGAAACTGACCAAAAGTATCAGTTGTATAATATGGAGAAGTTGCTGAATATTGTGCTGTGCTCATTATATGAAGTTTCCTGCGCCTTGAATTAATTGACCAGCAGCAAATTGACTCAATGTAAAGTTATTGTGCAATACTTGCCTACTGTAGATAGGAGCCACTGTAATTGTTATGGTGCTCATCGTCGGCAATCGTGTGCTCAACGAACTATTAGTTATTAAGTTTTGCACTGAAGATGTTCCAAATTGTTGAGGAGATGATGATGGTATTTCTACATAATCAACATCATTGGGCATCTCATGAGAAAAAGATTTTACAACACAAGGAACATGGGGGAAATAATTAGCACCATATCCATCCAAATACACTAACGGGGGAGGATTTCCTGCTAATGCATCTTGTCCGAAAAACATCTTTGTCGCGCTTCTGAAAAATTCAATGACTGCCATAAGATATGTGCCTTCTTGAATATTCTGAACTGTAAATTGGCCAGAAATATTAATTTCAGATACTTGAGATCCCTTATAAAAATAGTTTGCATAATTAGAGTGGGTCAATGTTGCTGACTCATAATCTGCTGTGTGTGACAATCCAACCGTTGGTGTATATGGAAAAATAACTCCACTCGTTCCTATGAGTGGCCACTGGATTCCTGGATTCGAGGATTGATAGAATATTCCAGCCGCTGGCGGCAAACTAATTCTTACACGCCAATCATTTGCTGGTGTAACTCCACCTAATGCACCAGCAATATTAAAACCCACAGAAGGAATTAATGATCGTAATGCTGAATTGCCCAATCCGCTAGAAATTAATCTATTCGCTGATACATTTGCAATATTTGTTAGATTTGTATCTACAAATGTTTGTGCAGAGTTTAGTGCTTGCGATGTTTGAGACGAGACAAAGCCGCCGACATTGTTATTGATGTAACTAGTCGCGCTATTGACAGTATTATCTACTGTGCTAGTGATGTTATCCAGGAATCCCATTGATTAAGCCATTTATATACAATATTTATCGGTTGCATAATAGCATGACATTATAGTAGAACCAGTTTTACTTAGAATGCTTGACTATGGCTGTATAATAATTATATAAGGAAGGAATTTAGATGGCCAATTATATCAATAACAAAGATTTCTTATTTGAAATCGCAAAAAGCAAAATTACATATTGCTGTTTTACTGAAAAAACTGATGCATATTACGATATCATTCTACCTAATGTAGATTTGATTCCAGAAAGTATAGAACAAGGTAGGCAAAATCGTGCTGATCGTTTATCAAAAATAGCATATGATCAAGGTTTAATAGACGCTAAAGCTGCCGGGCAAGCAAAACCAAAATCTGAAGATTTTCAAATCGATCCTACAACTATTTCTGATGATGAAATCATATTTCGAATCATGACTTGGGAACATATTCCAATGGAAGTAGTAAAAACTAAAAAAGAAGCAAAACTCAAGATTGAAGAATTTTTTCCTGAGGATTCTTTGTTCGAAGAAGAGACAACTATGATAGAAGTTCCGGCTGTCAGTTTAGATCCAGAATCTGGAATAGCAAAGCCGAAGATGAAATATGTGAAGGTAAATTTTCCACCGTTCCAACATTTCAAATACGTTGATGGATCAATCACACTAATAGGTAAAAGTCATTGGAAAGGCACACTAGAAGATGGACATTTCTCTAAGGATCACGGTGCCATGACAAGAAAATTAGCAGAAATGTTTATTAAATTGTGCGATAGATATGCTACGCGTAGCAATTGGCGCAGTTACACATACAATGATGAAATGCGTGGCCAAGCCCTTCTACAACTCTCACAAGTTGGATTGCAATTTGATGAATCAAAGAGCAACAATCCATTCGCATTCTACACCACTGTCACCACTAACTCCTTCTGTCGTATCCTCAATGAGGAAAAGAAACGACAATCGTTGCGAGATGATATCCTAGAATCATATAATCTTAATCCGTCATTTACTCGGCAAAATGAATGGAACAATTATGATGATTGATGGATGAATCAGTATTGCTAATCATTTACAAATCCTGCATAATCATTGAATGACTACAAATTTATTTAAGAAGGCAGTGTTTTTTACAGATATCCATTTCGGAAAATCTAGTAACAGCTTAGCCCACAACAATGATTGCATTGAGTTTATTGAATGGATGATTAAAGTCGCTAAGGAACAAGGATGTGAAACATGTTTCTTCCTAGGCGACTATCACAACAATAGAGCAAGCGTTAATGTTCATACGTTGAACTATGCATTGAAAGGTCTTGAACTTATCAGCGCAGCATTCGATCAAACGTATTTCATTCCTGGAAATCACGATCTATATTGGAAAGAAAGCCGACAAATTCAGAGTATGGAATTTGCAAAACATCTTCCTAATATTACTATCGTAAATGACTTTTTTAAGCAAGGCGATGTTAGCATCGTACCATGGTTGATTGGGGATGACTACAAAAAATTGAGCAAAATTTCTGCACAATATATGTTAGGACATTTTGAGTTACCTAGTTTCTATATGAATGCTCAAATACAAATGCCTGAGCATAGCAACGGTCCTAAGAGAGAACAACTCTCAAAAATTGGGCATGTGTTTAGCGGTCACTTTCATAAACGTCAAACAAATGGTAACATTACCTATATGGGAAATTGCTTCCCTCACAACTTCTCTGACGAAGGAGATGATGATAGAGGTATTATGATCTTAGAATGGGGTCAGGAGCCAGTCTATCAAGCTTGGCCTGATGCTCCTGCATATAGAATTTATAGTTTATCTCAAATTCTAGAAGATCCAGCACAATTCTTAAAACCAAAACGACATATCAAAGTAAATCTTGATGTGGATATTTCTTATGAAGAAGCAAATTTCATCAAAGAAACATTCATTAAACAATATTCGTTAAGAGAACTAACTCTTATACCTACTAAAAATTCCGAGCATGAGCATGATTCGACCACTGGCGAAATCAAGTTTCAGACCGTCGACCAGGTAGTTTTTGAAAACATCAACGATATTTCTAGTGAATTCTTTAACAACCAGTTATTATTAGATATCTACAGGAGCCTTTAATGTCAATAAAAATTAAGAGTTTAACCTGCAGAAATTTTATGTCTGTAGGAGCAGTTAGTCAAGGTGTCAATTTCGATAGAAATGACTTGACAATGGTATTGGGTGAGAATTTAGATTTAGGAGGCAATGATGCCGGTGCTCGGAATGGTGTGGGTAAGTCTGCTATTCTTAACGCTATTAGCTATGGTTTATATGGACAAGCTATTAGTAATATTCGACGTGA